CTCGCATCGTCGCAGACCCTCGCATCGTCGCAGACCCACGCATTGCCGTAGACCCACGCATTGCCGTAGACCCTCGCATCGTCGCAGACCCACGCATCGTCGCAGACCCACGCATTGCCTACGGACGAGAGGTTCTCTTCCTTCTCAAGCCAACCACCAAGGTCGCCTGGGTTGACGGTAAAGATACCGCACTCAATTTTCACAAGGGCACGGATGCGCTTCAGAGTACGACCGAAAAGATCCACCATGGTTTCGCCAGTGAACTCAAACTTCTTATTCATCTTCATTTCTCCTTTTTTTTCAATCCTTACTTTTTCGCTTCCGGAAATACGCCGCCCATGGCTTCAAATTCATCCGCAGCCTCGTCAAAGCTGGCGAATTCCTTATAAAGCTCACCGTCGATCACAATACCCCATCGATGCTGACGCAAATACTCCAGCTCCATGTTTTGCTTCTTCGCCATAAGCGCCCTCCTCATACAGTATAGCCCTACCCTCAGAAATGCTTTTGGGTATGTCGATCAGTCGCTGATTACTGCTCCCTCGAAACGGGAGATCCAGCGTCCGTAGTCGTTTCTCAAAAGGCCCGTCCACCAGCACGTCAATCTGTCCCAGCAGTTCCCGAACCGCTTCGTCCATCATGCCAAGAATTTCCAGCGATTCATAAGTGAAGCCTGTATAACACCACACGTTAAGCCCCATATCCTTAGCCGCTTTGGCAATTTGCGCACAGGCTTCGGCCTGCATGAACGGTTCGCCTCCGGACAGTGTAATGCCGTTCAGATAGTGCCGATTTCTCCAGATCGAATTGATGATGCTGCGAATATCCGCTTCACTTCCGCCATTCTCACTGTGGGTAGAAGGATTATGACACCCCTCACAAAAATGAGGACAGCCCTGGGTGAAGATCACCGTCCTCACTCCAGGGCCATCCACGATCGATACTTCTTCCATTCCGGCGATTCGGATTATTCCTTGCCCATGAGTTGCTTTCTCAGCAGCTGTGCCCAGATTTGCTTGAACTTCTTGCGTTTGGAACATGTCTTTTTGCAATAATTCTTCCTCCTGCAAATACTGCAATCACCGTAATCCTTCCACTGATCGGGCGTTCGTTTTTCTTCCTGGTCAGGAGTCATGCTTCACACGCTCCTTTTCCTCTGCGCGCTTGGCGTTGTTCCACTTGTCCAGTGTGCCAACCAGATAACCGGTAATGCGGCGAACGCGTTCAAACGGATGTGCGGACATCACATGATAAGTGATCTTTACCTCTTCTTCGTTCAGAAGTTCGATGTCCATTCCTTCCAGCATACTGCCGAATTTCTCCTGACCCTGCTTGAGGTATTCTTTTACCTCCTCATCACCCATCACGGGATAACCGTTGCAATTCACATTCAGGTTCATACGTTCCTCCTCACAATCTCAGTAATCAGTTTTTCATGCTCTCGCCGTCCGCAGCAGGGGCACACATCGCCGATAATGCCGTTGAATCCACATTCCGGATCCCTGTCAACGGGGTGATTGATGCTTCCATAGCCAATTCCGCTTTCCTTCATGTGGCGGATAATCCTTTCGAAAGCTTCGATGTTTTTGCTCGGATCACCATCGAGTTCCACATAGGAAATATGTCCGGCATTGGTCAGAGCGTGGTAGGGGGCTTCCAGTTCGATTTTGCGGAAAGCGTTCACCGGATGATATACGGGAATGTGGAAGCTGTTGGTATAGAAGTCCCTGTCCGTTACTCCGGGGATGATACCGTAGCGTTCCTTATCCATTCGAACAAATCGTCCGGACAGACTTTCGGCAGGCGTAGCCAGACAGGTCACATTCATCCCATAGATTTTGCTCGCATTATCGCAGTATCTGCGAATGTCACCGATGATCCTCAGTCCAAGCTCCTGCGCGGCTTCACTTTCCCCATGATGCTCACCGGTCAGCGCTTTCAGGGTCTCCGCCAAACCGATAAAGCCGATGGACAGCGTTCCGTGTTTCAGCACTTCGCCAACCTCGTCATCAATATCCAGCTTGTCAGAATCCATCCAGACATGCTCGCCCATCAGGAAGGGATAATTGCGCACCGTCCGCTTCTTCTGAATATCGAATCGGGCCAGCAGCTGCTTGAGCACAGCGCCCTCCATGAAGTGCAGATAGGTAAAGAAGCGATCGATCGCATCATCCTTTCCTTCCTTCGCAGCTTCCAAGGCCAGTCTCGGCAGATTGATAGAGGTAAAGGACAGGTTACCTCGTCCGGGTGATACCTCTTCTCCGCATACGTTACCCATCACGCGGGTACGGCAGCCCATATAAGCCACCTGCGTTTCAGGTTTGTCTGCATCATAATAGAACAGGTTGAACGGCGCATCCAGAAAGCTGAAATTGGGAAACAGTCTCTTGGCTGAAACCTCCATAGCGAGATGGAAAAGATCATAATTGGGATCGCCGGGATTGTAATTAACCCCTTCCTTCACACGGAAAATCTGGATCGGGAAAATCGGCGTTTCACCGTTGCCCAGACCAGCTTTTGTGGCCAGCAGCAGCTGTTCAATCGCCATTCGCCCTTCCCATGAAGTATCCATACCATAGTTGATGGACGAGAACGGAACTTGGGCTCCGGCTCTGGAGTGCATGGTGTTTAGATTGTGGATCAGTCCCTCCATCGCCTGATAGGTATCGCGTTTTGTTTTTCGCAGCGCATATTCCCGAACCCACTTCGTATCTACACCGAGGTTCAGCTCGTCTCGAAGCGCCGTGCCCTCTCGTACGTAGTGGTTGAAGGTAAGGCGTACACCGTCGCCCATAGCGTAATCGAAATCTACGATGCTCTGTCCGCCATGCTGGTCATTCTGATTGGACTGAATGGCAATCGCCGCCAGCGCCGCATAGGAGCCAATGGATTTCGGTTCGCGCAGATGACCATGGCCGGTATTGAATCCGTTCTTGAACAGCTTTCGCAATTCAATCTGCGTGCAGGTCGTCGTCCATGCATAGAAGTCCAGATCATGAATGTGAATCCATCCGTCTGTATGCAGCACGGCAATCTCCTGAGGAATCAGCCAATTCAGGTTGTATTCTTTTGCGGTATTCGCTCCGTACTGAAGCATCGCGCCCATCGCGGTATCGCCGTTGATGTTGGCATTATCGCGCTTCAGGTCGCTGTCCTTCGCCTGCGATACCGTAATGTTGTCAAATATCGCTTTGACCTTGCTTCCAAATTGTTCGTTGTGCATATCTTAACCCTTTGCCTTTTCCTGAATCTCCTCATCCGCGTGGCAATACTTGCGGAACACCTCAAAATATGCGCCGGTATTGCCGTTCGTACGCTTCGCAATTGCCATGGCCAGACCCTTCTCCCGGTCGAATGCTTCGTTCTCGCCGCACTTTACAACCGTCTTGCTGCCGTCGTCCCACAGAACGATCGTGGCAGGGGGGTTGAAAATAACGCGCTTGAGGCCAAGCGGCATTTCAACGTCGTTCATTCGGATGATCTTGGGCAGGTCGCTTACGCGTACAAAAGCCTCGTCAGAAAAACGAGAACGAAGAACCATTTCAGTTGGGATACGGAGCGCATGCATCATCTTGTTCATCATTTTCTTTTCCTCCCTTGCTGTCTTGCTTCAGCTGTCATCAGATAATCTTCATAAGCCAGAATCGCATCGTCATAGGTTTCACATCGGCAGATGTATCGTCCGCCAACCCTCAGAATGAAAACATCCTCGGCGTTTTGTGTGATGGTGAACTGGTTCATTCAGAAACCTCTTTTTTTTTTAATATTCACTGGGAAACAGAATGGTGGTTGTACTTCGATCCCACTCTGTGATAATCCAGATTTTCCAATCAGGGTGATCGGGGTTCTCATATGCAGCCAGGATCCGCCCTTCGCTTCTCAGCGAATCGTCGTTTGCCAGCCGATCCTCCTCGCATAGATCGCCCCAATCACCACTCATATAGCGGTTTATACAGGCGGAAACGAATTTTCTGAAAGAGGAGTCAGTCTGCATTATCTCGTGTACACTGCATGTAGCCACAATCTGTCCAAGCTCAAACCTCATAGAGATCCTCCTTTTCCGTCTTTTGTTTTTTTTTAGGACTTCGTCACCAGCAGGTCATACATGGCTCTGGCGTCTTCACCCTGAAAAGCATTCAAAATTTCCGTGATGCCGCCTTTTCGAATACCGACAATCACAATATCCTGATCCTTCCCATGGGTGAAATCAAACCCGACCAGCAGCGTGTCATTCAGCGGCATTTCAAGCTGTTTCTGCTTTTCCATTGTTGGCCTCCTTCAATTCATCCAGCGTGTCCTTCAGTGCGTCCAGAATTGCCTTCACGGTATTTCGGGTTCGAGGACTCAGAATCATGTATTCCTTGTACTTGTCCCACCACTCGAAAATCTCATAAAGATTTCCGCTCTTCCAGCTGAACGCCCACCAGTCACAGATCATCTCCACGATATAGATCGGAGGCATGTCCAGCGCCTTGGTACCCTCATTCGGTTCATCCCGTACCAGAATCCAGTGCTGCCAATGATGAGGATTCAGATGAATATGGCGCAGCCATGCCCGATTGAAGTTGTTCACCACCAGATGCGTGCGGTTTCCGCCGTAGAAATAGTCATCATAGGCGCAGTATTCTTCTGGGTCATCCTTAGAACGGTCATGTTCATTTGCAGCCCGCAGCAGAGTATCATGGTTCACGCCTTCCAGAATCTGAATATAGGGTAAATGTTCCTCGAACCACAGAAGTCCTTTTTGAACATTGCCTCGGTGCTGCTTCAGATAATCGTCATACTGTACGCTCATTGATTGTCTCCTTGCTTCACAAATATCCGACTCTCTCCAAACTGTCCGTCTATCTGTACCCGCGTTCCGGACATAAATAAATCCATCTGGCTTCTCCAGACTTGCGTCAGATCCACCAGATGGTCCGCGTTCACATAATAGCTTCGGCCAGTTGATAAATTGGTCACCTTGTATGCGTAATACATCCGGTCGGACATATCACTGCTCTCCGGAAGTCTGGATTACAGGGATTGCATCACCATCACCGACATACGTATTTGGCAGCTGACCATTCCAGGAATTGGCGTAATTATACTCAATCAGCTGCTCGCTCAGAGATTCTGCAATTTTCTTGTTTGCCTCAGCCTCGGCTTCACTCTGGGTTTTGATTCGGTATGCTTCTGCGTCAGCGTTGATGCGCTCTACCTCTGCCTGAGCAGCAGCTTCAATTTGACGACGTTCCGCAGCGGCTCGCGCTTCCATCGTCTGCTGTTCCTGTTCCGTTTCAGCCTTCAGCTTGTTCTGACTGGCTACCTGCTTGGCTTCCACCGCAGTGGTGAATGCATCGGTAAAGTCCACGTCTTCAATGGAAATGGACAGCACATTCACGCCGTAGCTCTTCAGATCGGCAATCATCATATCGCGAATCTCATCGGAAAGCGCGTCACGATTGGAAATTAGTTCTTCAGCTTTGTAATGACTGAATACAGCCTTGGTGTTTTCATACAGGCGGGGAATGATGAGCGTGTCCGCATAAGAGGTACCGACTTCGCGGTAAAGCGTCATGGCAGTCGTCTTGTCAATATTATAGTTGATGCTGCCGGACACATTGACCTGCTGAATATCAGAAGAGAATGCTTCAAGATCAAACGACTTGCGCTGCTCCTGATTGTTCATCTTAACGATACTCTGCCACGGAGCTTTCAGATGGAAACCGGCTTCCATAGTTTCGTTTTCAACACGTCCAAAGGTCGTAAGAATACCGGTGTAACCGGTGGGAACAGAGCTGAAACAGCTGATGCCAATCAGAATCAGCGCAACCACCAGAGCGATCACACCGAACACACGAATTTCCTTCGCAAACAGAGTCACAACAAGGCCAGCCAGAGCCAGCAGAACACCAATGATAAACAGAAACATAGTTTTTCTCCTTTTTTTTTTATTTTACTCAGAAATCAAAACAACATTGGAAATATGGGTCAGATAGGTTTTATCGCCGATTCGCAGCTGAATCTGATCGCCGTCTTCAAAGTCCGTCCAACTGCTCACGCGGCCTTCTACAATCTCGCCGTTCGGAAGCTGAATCATCGCCCGTTCAAAGGAATAGGTCATATCGACGATGCTCTTGTTCGTAAATACGCAAATAGCAGACGTAGCAAGCACCGCGATCAGGATGATAATAGCCATCACGGCAAAGAACGGATTTCGATTCTTTTTCATATTCACCATTTCACAAAGCTCCTCTCATTGAATGTCTTTTTCTCTTTCAACGCTTTGGCAATCGCCAGATCGATGCTCGAATGGGATTTCAAATGATAGTAATACAGATCTCTGAATGGGGTATTCAGTCGGTCAATACGACCGGAGGACTGCACCATCACCTTGTAGGAATAATTCTGCGAGAAGAATACAATCGTATCCGTCCGTATGCAGTTCCATCCTTCAGCACCGGCCGTGTACTGCACCAGATACACCCATTTGCTCCCATCCGGAATCGGCTGATGCTTATGTCCGTTCCACTCGGCAACTTCCGTTCCAGTGGGATAAGCCAGTCCTTTCAGCAGCTCCAGCTCATAATCGAAATTGTAGAAGATGATCATCTTCGGATGCTTTTCCAACAATTCCAAAATCATGATCTGTCTGCCTTCCGCGCTGTTGACGATCTTGCGAAGCGCCAGACACAGCCCGCCGGCATTCTGGATCGGCTTGTCCTCCCAAATATCCCAGCGATTTCGCATCACTTCCCGATAGGTCGCCATATCGTAATCCACATAAATATCTTCGTGATGCGCAATGGTTTCCCGATGAAAATCCATGTTCACCAAGATGCTGTTTCTAAGTCGAACCAGCCTTCCGGTGTTCAGATATCGGTCTACCTTGGGAAACTTGGAGAACCTGGAATACACAATGTGTTCCTGTGTAAACTGCGATCGGTTTTTATAGAAACCATTTGCAATGAACACCGGAATATAATCCTGCCATGTATCGCCTGGTGTAGCCGAAAGCAGAATCCATCGGTTGTTTTTGGCGATCTTCAGAAAGCTCTTCACCCATACGCCGCTGCCAACCACGCGCTGTTCGTCAAAAATGAAGAAAGCGTCCTTTACGTCAGCGTATTTAAGGACGTTATTCCAACTGTCCACAACAACCTTGTTGCTGTACAGATTGGTTTTCTTGTCCACACTGAGCAGGAAGGGCGCCATCTCTTTTTCCCATTCAAAGGTATCGCGTTTTCGGGCAGTGGTGATGATGTAAAGATCGGGAGGCGGATCGTCCATGGGAATATACTCGTCTCCCTGCACGGAACAGATGTTTCCGCCATTCTGAAGGTAGTAATAGCTGATGGCGGTCAGGCTCTTCCCGCTGCCCACGCCGCCGCAAAGGATGCATCCGTTTTTCATCCGCCCGATTGCGTCCAGCTGATAGTCGAACAGTCTGATGTCCGCCATGCGTCCATTCTCCTTTACATGATCGCGGCAAAGTTCATTGCGTTTTTGATTGTCAGCAGCAGCCAGTACAGTACAATGAACAGCCACATATTTTTCTTCTTCGTCAGTCCGATGGTCACAATGGCTGCGTCCATGGCCAGTAGAAGAATCATGAACTGATCCTGTGTCAAAAGTTGTCCTCCTCGTACCCCCTGCGGTTGTATCGGGCTGCATAGGGATCATCGTCCATATCCTGCTCCACGTACATCGTGCGAACATACAAATTGTAACGATGACCAATGGGATCATATTCATATGCATTCAAAATGACATTTACATTTTTGACACGAATTCTGTCAAGGCGGTCAATCGTTTCCTCATCCAAAAGCACAGGGCGACTATCATCCTCAACGAGATAGACTTTTGGGGGATACTTAACCGGGAATCCAGTCTTATCCCTGTACTTCACGATCACAGGAACAAAATATTCCGGAATAAAGGTTTCGGGATCATCTCTTTCACTGGGACGGGTTTCCTTTACAGCCACGCCCATCTTCATCAAATCACGAGCCTGCTCCGGATCGGGAATCAGAAGATTGCACTTTCGTCTTGTATCAGCATACCTGTCTTTGGTAGGATCTCCGGCAAAATTCGTGTTGTAAATAAACTTAGTGTTATCAATAGCAATGCGCTTGTCCATAGGTTATACACTCCTTTTCTTTAGCCTTCCGGCGGTACATCATATCGATCTTCCGAAACGAACCATTCGAAATCGCCATACTTGGCAATGGCGTCCTTTGCATCGTTGACGAGCTTATCGTAATAGCTTCTGTCGATGCAGTCCTCCTTCTCAAGGGTGGATACCATTTCACTCTCCATCCATCGGTATCCCTTACTTCCTGTGGCAGCGGAATATTTGCCTCCTGATTCACGCATCAGCAATCCGCCGCCGTTACCGGGCTGAATCGGACAGAATTGTCCAACGCGTCCGACAAAATGATAGTAATGACCGGCAGCGATCCTCTCAAGAACCTCCCTCAACCGCATTTCAAAGGTTGCGTTGTTCAGATGTTCAGGCAGAATTCCGCATTCGGTGAAGTCCATCAGATCCTCGTGGCGCAGTCCGTTCTCCTTCATCAGCTTAGCCAGCTCGCGCTCATACTTCGCCACATCGGGAAGCGATTCGTTCATGTCCAGATACAGTGCACCGCTCACAGAGAAAGTTTCGCACATGTCCTGAAAGACGATCGGTTCACGGCTGAACAGCGTTTTGAACACATAGGGTACGGCAAACTGTTTTCCGGTTGCCGTCCATACGCCGGGATGATCCCGAATATCTCCGGGCACATAGCCGTATTTGTTCATGCAGCCTTCAGCAGTGTCATACTTGGCAATATACACGGCATCATTCACAAGACACATCTTGTCGTATGTAGCCTCATGCTCGAAGGTGTAGCCAAACTGCTTTCCGTAATCCATAACGAATTGAATGATCTCATTCGTCGCATCCGGAATTTTGATGGAGTCAGTCTTGATATGCGCCACTGTAAAGCCGCGCTTTTGCACCTCATTCTTCAGGTTGATCATAAACAGTGCGCCGCGCTTCGCCACAATGTTATCCTTGTTTCTGGGGTCGCGGAAAGCATTCTCAAATGCAGCAGAAGTCAGACCGTATACGGAGTTAATAGCGGTCTTCAGCGCATTTGCCAGATCCTTCGCCGTTAATTCACCATTCTGAACCCGCTTGATGTAAGGAGTCAGCTTTCCATCCAGAATATCATTGACTTCATCCCATGCCTTATGCTTGATGCTTACACGGCCGTCAACAATTTCCTTGAATCGTTTTGTGAATTTGGGACCGAACAGACACTCTGCAATCACGCTGTGAGGATGCATGGATGCAACGTCCAGCAGTGCCACGTTCCCGTGAATACCCGGTTCCGCATACACATATCCGCCTTCACCAACGGTTTCGTCCATATAGGTGGATACGCCTCGTTCGTACACGTATCCGGGGAAATAGGGAAGAAGGCTCTTATCCTCGCCATGCTCTACTTCCATCATCTCCGGCGTTGCCGTAAGCAGGAAATCCATGACCTCCTGCTTCAACTCGTGCACCGGTTCCGCCAGATTTCGGTAATTGAATTCATTCTGAGGATTGCGCACCCGGTCAAATATGATTCGGGTAGTCAGCGTATTGGTGGTGTCGTTCACTGTCATTCCGGCGATATCGGCCAGAATGCGCCTTGCCGTCCAGTCCGCAGACAGATGGTTGAATACTGCTTCCGTTGCGAGAACGTCATTGTCGCAGTATTCCGCAACCTTCACCCACATGTCTTCCGGCACAGGCTTGTCCCACGGAAGACCCAGCTCCTGGTGATGAATGCCCAGTTCGATCTCGAACTTCTTCAGACTCTTCTTGTTTGCTGCTGATGCAAAATCATATACATCCGTGTAGCTCACATTGTAAGCCTCACCGAAGAAACAATCGCTGCGCTTGCCGCTGGTTACAATCCTTTGGCTAAGATCATACAGCTGCTTATTGCTGTATCCAATCAGGCGGCCATACAGAATATGGTTGTCGTAGCGGCGGCAGTTGAAGCCGATCAGACGGTATTTCATCAGCTGTTCGATTTCGGCAGGCTTGGGATTGATCATTCTCACAACCTTTTCGCCTTCGCCGGCAAACTTGTAGTTCACCAGGAACAGATTGGGGAATACCTCAACGTCGTAGAAGACAATCGGCGCCTCATGCTGTGAAACAGGTCCGCTGTCAATCTTTTCTTCGGATTTGAAGTGCATCCATTTCGTCAGCTTCAGACAGTATTCCGCCTGATGGGTGCTTCCCGCAGCGAATGCGATGACGGCGTTTTGCATATCGCTCACGTCGTATTGCAGGTCGCTGGCATAAGCGTCTTCCAGAATTTTGTGAATGAAGTCGATGCTCGGCTTGGTTCCGGGATGAATCTCCTTTCGCAAATTTCGTTCAATCAGGTTCCGAAGACCCTTTTCGCTCTGAACAGAATCGAAATTGATCGTTTTCTTCGCCTCCTTCAGCGGTAATCCATGACTCAACGTCGCTACAGGCAGGTCATTACACAGCGTCAGTCGTCTTCTCAGGCTGGAGTTCCCTGTAAAGACCTTTACTTCAATGCGGTTATCGTAAACACAGCTCAGTTTGCTCGGATCGCCGGAATACAGATAATGCAAATGAATTCCCTTGCCGCTCTTGCTCACCTCCGTATATGTAGGCGGCCACTTGCTCGCTTCTTCCAGATTCTTCTGAAAATCCTTGCTTCCGTCCGTACCCACCATGTCAAAATCGATCACGATGTGGTTCTCAGGAACCTTCACATAATGCACCTGCGTTGTGTCCAGTTCACTCAGCTTCGTTTTCACATAAGCCCATTTATTCATGGGCGTTCCGGTATCATTGGCGTACTGGGCATAACAGTCAGCCAGCATCCTATCAAGCACGGACGGCTGCTTTTTCAATAAAATAAGTGACTCAGAAGCATCTTCCGGCTTCTCGTCGCTCTCTTCAAACTTGTCTGATCGAAAACCCCGATAATAGTTGCGAACTCTCGTTCCATCCGCAAGCGTCAGGCGTTCCTCAAACTCCCGGAAATAGTTCTTCAATTCCTCCTTCACTTTGCGCAGCGGATACGGATATGGCACCTTTGCATCCTCGCAATAAGATTTGTACATTTCCCATGCGGCCTTCAGAGTCGTTTCATCCCCCTTTTTGAACACCGCCCAGGAATCCATCACGAAATTGTAGAAATCATTGGACGCGCCAAGCATCTTTACAGGAATGTAATCATCATAGGCTCCGGGGTTATCCAGATATACCTGCTGACAATGGTGCGCAATGGATCCGAGTTCGAAAGCAATCTGCTTGACGAGCTGCTTGTATTCACGCGGAGGGAGTTTGTTGCCGCTGGGAGACACGTCAATCAGTCGTCTGATCAGACCGCTCTTCGCATCGGTAATGTGAACCGGTCTGTTCGTGCCCATGAATAGAAAACATTTGAAACGATTGGCGTAACTGCTCTTGAACTTCTCGTTCACCGACATCTTTTCGTGGGAAACCAGTGAATTCAGCCTTGTATTGTCTTCAATCCGGCTTAAATCACCGTCATGCTCAATAGCGACCAACGGGTTGTCTCGAAATGCTTCCAATGCGAAACTGTTAGATGCCGAACCAAGCGCTTTTGCCTGAAACGTACAGGTATATCCGTCAAAGAGCTGTTCAATCACATTGATGATGGTGGATTTACCAGTACCGGCTGCACCGTAAAACACCATAAACTTCTGGAGTTTACGGCTGTCACCCGATACAATGGAACCGATCGCCCATTCAATTTTGTGTCGCTCTTCCGGCGTATACAGCACGCTCAGTATGCGATTCCATGCCCGGCATTCTCCGGTTTCCAGAGGATAGGGAAGTTTCTTGGAAGCATAATCCTTTCGTTCCGTCGGCGTATTTGAAAATATCAGCTTTTCATCAAGCATATGAAACGAATCGCGCATCTGCCTCTGGCAATACTTGTGCCAGCTGTCAATGGCGCCGCTTTCTGCATCCCACATATGCATGACCTTATAGCCGCTTTCAAATCGCTGCGCATTTTCCCTGGCGTACTTATCCAGCTCCCGATCGACGATGTCGATTACGTCCTGCTCATTCACAGACCATAATCCGCGTTCCTCCACCCAAATGGCATAGAAATCTCCGCCGCGAATCATCAGATGCTCGCTGGGATTCTTGATGATGAATTTAGGGTAGATTTCAACGACCCCGTTCTTTCTGGATCGGGTCGACACCATCATGAAGTCAATCATCCGTTACCCCTCATTCATCGCATTTGTAAATTTTCGAATATCACGCCTCGTCAGGATTAGGCCAGCCGTAAGTCCGCCTGCAATCATACACACAACAGTCAGCGCACCGCGCAGAAACGTAAGCTCGCCGGCAATCGCTTCAAATGCTTCCGACGCAGCCATCAAGGCGGAGCCGGTATGCTCATTGATTTCCTGCTGCGCATTTTTAGCCTTGTTCGGCGCAATCAGTTCTTCATCGGCCCAGTCCATTCGCCCTTCCAGATCTCTCTTGCTCATTGTTGTTCATCCTCCTCCAGATAGGACATCATCTGATACCAGATTTCGATGTCTCGCATGTCTTCTTTGGGGTTCCGAACGGCGAACAGCCCTCCAAGCCCGCTTTCGTCATGCTCCCGCCGCATAAATCTTGTCAGAATATCTTGCGCATCCCTTCTGACAAAATATCGGTCGCTCATATGCGATAACCCAAGGCTTTTCAGCATGGTAAAAAACCACTTGCCGGTTCGGTTCCCATATTCAGGATTATCCATGATCTGCTCTTCACACCTGCATGCAAGAGCAACCATCATTTCAAACACACTGCAAGGGCGGTCATCCAGATAGTCGGTCACTTCCTGCTTGCTTAACCCGAACTCGTATGCGAACCGGTATCGAAGATCTGTCCCATCATCTGCCCGGTTCGAGTCCATATCCATAATATAGATGAACTCAGTTTCGTGAAGCAGGCAAAAAAGCTTTCGCCAGGACAACCGCCCTCCATACCCGTTGTCACACACGAGATGGGTCATCCAGCGAAAATATCGCTCATTCATCTCGTGTCTGGTCAATTCGTATCATATCCTCCGTTTCTCTTATCTGAGATAAGGTTTTTCATTCAGGACTTCTTCATAGTCCTTCTCGTACGTAAGCACTTCGTAATCCACCCGCATGGATTCATTTCGGATATGCACCGATCCAGGTTCATACTCTCCGATATGGGCGAGATTTGCTCGGGTGATCGTCTTCTCAATATCATTCTCGCTCATCGCCCGGTCGTCATCATCTGTCAAAGTGCCATCCGCATACAGCTTCAGGCTGATGGCCTCGTAGTCGGCAAGCGTGTCAAACTCTTCCGGCGGAATCACATACGGCGCCTTTTCATCGTTTTTTTCAGCAGCCTTGTTGTTCGGGTAGTATTTCTGATAATCCGTTCGTTTGCGATCGGGCATAGGCTGAATAGAGGTGTTCGAGGAGTCCTGCGGACTTGCTTCTCCATCCTTTCGCTCTTTCTTTTTCGCCTTTTCCGGCTGCTTGTTGTATCGCCGGAAAGCCTCTTTCACGGATTCAATTTCTTCCTCCACCCGCTGTTCATAGTGCTGCTCCAGCATCTTCTTTCCAGTAAAAATACCGGCAGCCATACCAGCCGTGAAGGACAGAACAATCGTCATACCCTTATTCATATCAACCATTTCTCCTTTCGGTGGTCTCTTCGCCATACATCATCACAGTCGCCTGTTCGCCAGAAGAATACTTGCTCAGCATCTTTCTGTAAAGCGTGTCCGTAGCGCGCCCATCATACAGTCCCTGATTGTAGGCGTCGCGTTCCCGTTTGATGTTTCGCTGACAGATCAGATCCGAAACCTGCTGGTTCAGGCGTCCATTGTCCTTGCGCAGCCGATCGTTCTCCATGCTCTGCTTCTTTGCACCATCCATGAAAAACATCACAAGCATTAGCAGCGCAGTAATGACAAACGTAATGATGACAGCTCCGAACATTTTTCCTTCTCCTTTTTACTCTCTGATTGTCATGGCGGTTACAGCCAACCCGCCAAACAGAAAAGCAGCACTCAACAGAATGCCGCCAACAATGTGTCGTTTACGCTTGGTATCCAACATCATATCAATCGAATAGATGAAGCCTTCCAGAAAATCCATTCTGTTCCTCCTTCCTATCGGTTGAAAATGTTCAACTTCCTCCTGCGATTACAACAAGGCCGCTCACAAAGCAGATCCCCGCCATAGCGGCCAGAAAATAAGACAGCAAAGACGTTCTGCTTTGCATCATTCTTCGCCTCCTGTTATCGATTATTCAACTGTTTCATTTTTTCAGAGGCATGATTTAGAATCGTTCCGTCTACGTTAAAATCGAGCAAGATCGTTTCAACAACCATATCCTCGCCTTCTTCGCCTGGTCTGGTAACTTCCTGAATCCTAAAATCGATATAGTTATCATTAACATATCGATCCGCATTCTCCGGGTCATACACCCAACCTACCGTCTGACCCTCAACCGTCTTTTCGAAGCCAAGCATCTCATACACGTCATTCAAAGAAACAAACACGCTGGCACGTAGCATGTCGTTTGCGATGCGCTGCTGAAGCTTCAGAAAGAATAGATTATATTCATGGTTGGGTTCCCATGCCTTACTCCTTCCTTGCTCAAAATATCTGGCAAAATCGCCAGTTCCTTGAGAAACAACAATGGTTCGCTCTTCTTCGTGTGTTTTACCGTCCTCGTCCGTAACCGTCTCCTTCACAGTTTTTACGGTTACGCCGTTGCGAATCTCGCGTTCAGCTTCCTCGCCATAACGCTCCGCCACACGATGACGATACTGCTTATAACTGGTATCGATGGTCGCATATGCCGCAGCAAGGGCAATGTTACGCTGCTTGAGAATGTGATTGCCCGCAAGAATGCTGGTAATCGACAGCGTACCCACAATGCAAGACGGCGCATACAGCTTCGCATATTCCAGACCGTTTTCAATGTAGGCTTTTGCCATCATTCGTCCGCGGGCGGGATCCGTTTCGTCCATGGATCGAACGTTCTCCAGTCGCTTCCTGGTATTCTGCTTTACATCCGGCAAATGCGTAGTTTCGCAGCAGGCCATTACGCCGGCAGTTACTGCGCCTGCCGCTCCGCAAAAGACCATGATTTCAGGGCCATGCTGTTTCATATAAAACGCAGCCTTGTTCATGATCTCGATCAGATCAAATTTCATTACCATTTCCCTCCATGCTCATACGAGCCTTGTCTTCGTCCATTTCCAGCACCGTCATGATCGCATAGTTCGCAAGATCAATCAGCGTGTCGCGAATGGACTCATCCTTCATCTGAGCCGTTTCAGGATTCTTCGAAAGCTTCTTGAAGCGGTTCAGCTTGTCCATCAAACGGATTCGGGACATTGCCATGCCCTCTTCCACATAACTTTCATGGAACGAATCGCCATAGTCGGCATTCTTGCGGACATACAGTGCGTTCAGTTCCGCACAAATATCCTGATGCCGCTCAACTTTTGTCTTCAGCACAGGACGGTTTCGATGATAAGTGGTCATAGCATATCCTCCTTATAAAGTAGTCGCTCTTGGAAGCTGGATCATGTAACCGCCGTTGACGGGCTTCACCCATGCATCCTGTAGATTCGTCCAGCCGTATTTGTTGTCGGTGTAGTTGCAATCTTCACCGGCCAAATCGAAAAGATCAGCGATAGATACCGCGTCAAAGTGGTCAAGCAGCTCACGCATACGTTCCAAAACCACTTCAGCGTCGCCTCGATTGTGGAACACAAGATCGTTGTAGCTGTAATTTGCCTTTGCACGGCTGCCAGAATTCGTATTCTTCCGGTTATCGTCCCGTTGATCATAATAGGCTCGATACGACACGCGATTAGCCGGCCCTCCATTGCGCGAAGGGTTTCTTTCGCCAAGCAGCATACCAAGTCCATTGCATACCGCATCATAAAATGCCCGTTTCAGCGCAGGCATCAACACTTCATATACGGTGTATTCACCGATGTCGCCAACATCGTTAGCGATCACACTTCCAAGCAGTTTTTCTGCAACACCTTTTCGGCGCTGACTTACAGCACCTGTCGTCACTTTTTCTGCGCGCTTAGGGGGCTGCCCAACATCCTGTTTCCTGCTTCGATTGGAGTTCGAACGGTATTCCTCCATGTACGCACACTCCTTTCCTTCAAAACGAAAAGAGGAGAGCGCCTGATATTTGCGCTCCCCTCCGTCAGGGTCGATTACTCTTCTTCGATCGGTTCGATCTCATCCAGCTCAAAATCCATGACATCCTGAGGTTCTTCCTGCGGATGCTGATTCACGTTCTTCTTCGCGCGTGCCTTGTGGATGGATGCCTTCACCTTACGGCCAACCGGCTTAACCGCGAACTCCCACGCCACAGCGCCGAGAGTCATGATACCGCCGATGATCGCCAGATTCTTCAGTCCATTGCCATTGGAAGACGCCGCAGCCTGCGTCGTGATTTCTTCCATCGCCTCAGTCGTGATAACCTCGTTCATCATTTCGTTGTTTTCCATGATTCAATTCTCCTTTCGTTGTTCGGGTCTCCCCTTCATAATACCGCTTGCATTTTTCGCGGAAAGTGTTACAGTACGAGCCATCTGAGTAGTCAGAATTCACTATACTTATAATCAGGCATCGTCTGGAACGTCATTACCAGACACGGCACCCGTCCGTTGGCGAGCTGGGAAGTGAAATATAGCTCAATCAGCCCCTTATCCACATTCCATCCGATCGCATCGCCGACTTCAACCACGGAAAGACCGATTTCCATATAGAATTCATTCAGCGAAATATACGGTTCACTCATCATGGTCATCTGACGGTTCAGTTTATTGGCAGCATGGCGGAGCGTTTCCATATCCGAATAGAAATATCGGCCGCAAAGCGCATCGTAGCACAGCGTTTTACCTTCGCCTTCCGCCATCAGAATCTCCTGTCCGGGAGGATTTCGCTCAATCCGATCTCTATCGATGGATTCTCGGATGGCGCCCTCCTTCTTTTCGCCAATGGTTTCAACCACCTTCGTCTTGTATTCGCGAAGAGCGCTTTCAGAAAGGCTATACGCAGTTGCCAGAGCGGCATTTCTGCGTTCGTTGACGGCGCTTGCCCCGATCAGACAGGCAGTTGACATTGCTCCCGTCACCAATGCGGGAATATAACATTTCCATGCTGCCTGAATCGTTTGCATGGTCGTCAATTTCCTGTGATTCTCAAGCCGCTTCTTTTCTTCGATCCTTCGCATAGCTTCAGGCGTCTCCGATACGGCCAGAACAGTCGTCGTTAGCATTCCTCCGATGCCGATTCCGGTCAGGATTGTCGCCCCATGCTTTTTCATGGTCCACAATGCCTGTCTGGAAAGCCCCGTCCAGTCTACATTCAACATGATTTTCCTCCTCTGATTCGTGTTCCCATAGATATTGCTCCAGATTATCGCAGATCCATGTCACGTTCTTTGTAAATTCATTCGTGATTTGCTGTCCGCCTGTCATAGTACGAACATTGTCAATCCACAATATGAATCGATGCAGAATAGTCAGTGGATCCTGATCCGGATTCTGTTTGATTCGTGCAATCACCTCATTCACAACGCCGCGTACGTATGATCTTTCTCCGGTCTTATACATCATCCATTCCGTGACGCTGTAATGCTTTGGCTTTCTGCACTCCCTTTGACGATAGCGTCTCAGCAGCAATATGGCTCTTTCTCCACTCATCTAAAATGATAAAAGGAAAAGAGCCCTCGCAGTGAGAGCTCTTCGCCTTATTCTCCTTTCTCATTCAATTTGGCAACAGCCTTCTGAACCTTCTCTTCGATCAGTGCGTCCTGCTTCTTTTCACTCACAAAACCGTTCAGCAACGTCAGTCCGATGCCTGCGACAGATGCGAAAATGCCAAGCCATTTGATACCAGAGTTCTTATTCATATAAACTCGCCTCCTTCATAATACTCTTTGCTTATATCGCGGACGGAATCTCCGAATATCCCGAAGAGAATTCCGTTTCTTCATAATGCGGACTGAACGGCGTATCGATGGCGCATACCTGCATACCATCATCCGTCATGTAATACCGATGACAGAAATCAATCCAAGAATATCCGTAAAAGGCTTCTCCGTCATACAGATTCCAGCCAAGCTCGTCGCCGCTTGGAACATGCTCAAGTCCAAGGAAATCAAGGAATTCATTCACCGTCACGTTTCCACGAAGCATCAGATTCCGGTTGATGTGATACTCCGCTTCAAACACTTCCTGCATCGTTCGCTCGAAGAACTTGCCGTAGGGTTCAAAATAGAAGGTTTGCACTTCATCCCACGGCGGACGATCTTCGTCCTTATCCTGCTCGTCCTGCTTAATCGCCTGAATAACAGTGTGATCTCCCGCCTCGCCAAAGATACACTTGACCTTTTCCCTGTACTTTCCATACATCTCATTGACCACCGCATACGCGCTGGCGATGCTGGCCTGCTGCCGCTGATTCAGAATGTTTGCCCCGAATATACAGGCGATCGTTCCCGTCCCGACAGCGGCCGCGGGAATATACGCAGGGGCTTCCGCCTTCACAGTTTCCCACAAAGTGAGTCTTTTGTCACCTTTGTCTCGCTGCGCTTGCTCCTTACTTTTGATAGCGTCGGGTGTAGCCATGGCAGCCAACACTGCTGTAGCGCCGGTACCAATCACAGCGACCACGGTAAGAATGGTAGGAGAATTCTTTTGCAACCATTGTCCAAAACCCATTTCATTCGCTCCTTTCGAAATATAAAAGAAAGAGAACCCGTGTGTAAACGGATTCCCCTTTCTATGGATCATTTGAGCACCTTCAGTTCCTCCAAAATATCGCTCAGTCTTTCTCCCGCCTGTTTCCTCCTGTCAATCTCCAGCCATTCCCGGTTACTCAGTTCTCTGCGCAATGCCCAGTAATGTCCCAAAGATCGGTCGTAGCAGTACAGATTTTTGACAGCTTCTTCCTTTCGCAGGTTATTATGCTTGCCCACAACTTTTACGATCGTTGTGAGTCCAGTGATAACAACTGGCGTCAGTATCATAACCGTTTGTTTATTCTCTACTACCCAATCCTTGCATTCCTGTAGCTTTGCATCAGCTCTCCTCATCCAGTATCTGAATTTACTTTCGTTCGGATCCGGCACGACATATGTTTTCATTTGCATTCTCCTTTCTGCTCATGATCTCCATAATAGTCCTTGCAGATCTCACGATGCCTCCTTTCTTTTCACATGGATCTGCAATTCATCACCTTCAACATATGCCTCGAATTTATGATCCTCTGGATTTCGAACCAGCTGACCAAGCACCGTCCTTTTGCTTCCGAACAGCCTCCCCGCGCCAAACAGAAGGCTGAGCTTACTTTGTTTCTTCCTCGGTTCAACATGCGGTTCAGCTTCTTCTACCACCGTCAATGCGGTTTCGGTCGCAGCAGACTCCGGTTCCTCTTGAACATGTTCCGGCTTTTTATGTTTGACATTGGTCTGATGCATTGCACGATACCGGCTTTCCTCATGTCCCATTTCACGGCCGGCCTGATACGCAATCTTTCCCACCACATACAGTGCGGCCGCGCCAATCGCTCCGCAAACCACCACCTCAGCAAGTTTCTTGAACATATCTATCCCTCCTGATTATCACAGAAAACACAATAAAATCGAGAAGCCCTTGCTTTCCTTTCAGGCTCCCCGATTTGGATCAACAGCCAATCTTCTCCTCAATCTTGTCAAACAGATAATTGATCCCCCGTACGATTACCCGCATCGCTCTCTTGCATCCCACGATCATGCAGATACCAAGAAACGTAAACAGAATAAAACTCAAGAAACCCATTGTCATGTCTCCTTTCTATTTTCCGTGATTGTTGTCCATAATAGCTCGTGTTTATCTCGCGGAAATGCAAAAGAGGGGAGAACCTGCATGTCCAAGCCCTCCCGGCCATTTACAGCAAATCCTCATCCTCAAACTGTTTCACAACACGTTTGGTAAATCCCATCGATACCTTCATACAAAGGGTCTGATACCATTCTCTTCCACTCAGCCACAACAGCAAGAAATGCCAAAGTAGGTCTCCCACAATCCTCGCCATAACGGTCGCAACAAAAATCGTCCACACCATAAATATAAATCTCCTTCCATTACGTATATCGTGTTGTTGTCCATAATAGCTCGTGTTTATCTCGCGTTCAGATGTTTTTTCTATCAAATACCGTTTCCCAATATTGCTTTGGTAAAGGCTTCATCTTCAACGCCCACATGAGCTGCCGAATCGTCATGGTCGGAAATATCCCGTCCGTAGCCGGAGCCGCACGCAAAAGAAACAATTCTCGGAAACCGGGATGCATGTAAATCGCGTCCGTCAGCCATGGATCGATCTCGCTCCACCATGTGGTTTTTCGTCGTTGATTGAATCTCTGCTGAATGACTGCCAAGCCTTTTTCATTGATTTCGTATAGTGTACATCTGCTGTACACTGGATGGTCGCAAATATGTGTCCGCCCATACCGGCTCACATACAGATCGGGTTTTTCGTGGTGATACCGCATCTTGTCCTCCATCATATCGGCTGAAAAGGAAGAGCCCCTGCATAGGGCGCTCCCTTCTCGTCACCGTTTCCAAGCACAGATTCCTTCCCGGCTGATCATGTCCTCGAATTCAATGTCCTTCGTAAAATGCGGTCGAATGATCGTATCCAGAAAATCCTGCTTCAGTCCGATCCGATTGTCAACCGCGTATATACGTCTGATGTCTGGCCTTTCATCAAACATACATTCCGCGAACTGATTCATCGTCGTAACTGTCACTCGGCCTTCCCGAATATACTTACAACTCACCACATGATGAAGTTCATTAAACCCATACAGAAATACCCGCTTTTCCATAAGAATACCGTCCTTTCGTCTATTGGTTTCTATAAAGGGGTGTGTAAACGGCGCGGATAAAAAGAAAGAGCCCGTGTTTCTCACACGAGCCCCATTCTTTGGTCCGAATGATCACTTGTTGTAGGATATCAGCAAACCAACATCTTCGTCTTTCACAGCCTTGGCCAGCACTTCCCCGGTCTCACCCAGCTTTGACAGCGGTACGCCATTCAGCTCGATGTTAATGCGTTCCGAATTTTCCCATGCGATTCCGAGATCGCCGATATTTCGCATTGCGCTCTTCAATTCTCCTTCACCGATCATCGGTACAGAATCCTTTGCAAGCGTACACATATCGTGCTTTCTCGATACCACATAGTAATGATTTCGGAACACGAGAACACCAACACCGGCAGCAGCTCCGCTCATCGTCAGCAAGATCGCCTTCTTATGCTTCTTCGCCCAGTTCTTCAAATTTTCAATACGTTCATTCATCGTCATTACCTCCAAAATATAGTACCTTTCGGTCCATAATACGGTCTGTATATCAAGCGGATAAAAAGAAAGAGCCCGTGTTTCTCACACGAGCCCCTCCAGGATAACTCCTCTCTTACTTTTTAAACATCCGAATGTTGCTGGATACCCAGTTCCCAACTCTTGACGTAAAGCTGCCGGTCTCTTCGAACTTCAACCCCTTACCCATCCAGTAGGAGGAAACCACGCACGAAGTCAGAATTGCGCCAACTTCCAAGCCAATCTTCGTGAAACGATCAAACTTTCCTTCCCGGATCTGAGCACGCTTCAATTCGAGTTCTTCGAATTTCGTGTGATCATCCCGATGTTCCTGATTCTCGTTCATACGCTGCTTGTGAAGTTCGGCCAACTTCTGCAACTGCCACTTTGCTTCCTCGCTGCCTGTCCGAGCCTGAGCGATCTCCTGAAGAGTCGTCATATACTCCTTGTCAAGCATTGCACTGATGTTTTCATTCAACATCGTCCATTTCTCCTTTCCCGTAAAATATGGAGTGATCTCCATAATAGCCGTTGTTATTGACGCGCATCCTCCTTCACCCGAAAAACGACAAATCGACGCTTTATCAACTTTTCCGGCACATCATCAAGTTCCAGAAACAGATAAGGTTTTACTTCTTCCTCATCCCAATGTACCCTGAGAAGTCCGTCCCGCTTACGCAATAGCATGACGATTAAGCTAACTGCAATGCCAATGCATACACCAAGCATCAAAGAAATATAGTCCACATTTTCACCTCCTACCAAAAAGAAAGAGGCCGCGCAGGCCTCTCGCTTTTAGTTGTCCTTAACCCATTTTGCAATCATCAGCGCTCCGACGCCGATCAACACAGCTCCTGCAATCGCCATCATATACACATCCACCTCCTCATATAGATTAAGTCTGTCCATAATAGAAGCTGTTATTTTCGCGCCTTATCCAGAAGCCAGAAGAAACGCCTGTATATCTCGTAGTAGACATCCTTGCAGCACGGCACATCAAGTCGATCATATCCCATTCCTTCAGTAACTCCTCGAAGCAGATATGGCCACAAATCAATAGCAGCGTCCTTTGCCGCGCACTCGATCATGTTCATCTTTTCCTGAAGTTCAAGCCGACGTTCCACAATTCGCTCAACTGGACTTGATACATGTCTATTACCTGAAGGAATGTGCTCTGACAAATTCACCCCAGAGGAATATCCATCCAGAAAACCAAGCTGTCGCTTCCACTCCGGATATTGGAGACAAAAATGCACCAGCTCCAATTGCCGATGCTTTGGCAACCAATGCTCTTTTCTCCTCGAAATCTCCGATCGTACCTTCAAACCCATAGGAACCTCCTTCGCTCCGCAAGACGTGGAGCAGGGCTCAAGGAGTGGAATGCCGCCCTTTTGCACTTGTTATTTTCCACTCAGGAAAATTTTAGTGCAATAAAATAAAGGCACCCTTCCACTTGGAAAAGTGCCTTTAATATGCTTGCCAGAGCCGGATTCTAATTCAATTGGTGTAAAACTGGTGTAGAACGGGGTTCCTACGTCTTCGAATCCGCCTCAAAACCCTTGTAAATCAACGGTTTTAGCGATCAACCGGCTTCATCGTGGGGAATCGAAACCCCGTTAGTTCATAGGTTCTCGCAACCTCTTAAAAGTCCGCTATTACGGCATTTCTGTACAGTTTCCAACCATTCATCTTCTCATATCTTCTTATGTCTTGATGGTCAGCTGGTGTAGAAACTGGTGTAAAACTCAGAAGCCTGATATAGTCATCTTACCCTCAAGTCGGGCAAAACTTTCAATCTTCTTTTCTTTGGTTGCTTCATTGTAAACATCCATCGTCGTAGCAATATCCTTGTGTCCCATGATCTCCTGAATGATCTTGATGTTCGGTTCGTTCTCACACATCCTTGTGCAAAAGGTGTGTCTGAGATTATGAACGCTGAAATGAGGGAGCTTTTCATGGTCTCCTTCTTCAAGATTAGCATCCCGGATAATTCGATCGATGGCTCGGTTTACGACATGCGGATTTAACATCTGACCATAACGGTTGCAAAATATAAATCCGCTGAAGCCATCAACCGTACAAGTATTGCTCGATCTCGGTAAAGATTCCAGAGCAGCCTTCACTTCCGAAAACATTGGAATGATGCGTTTACCGCTTTTCGTCTTTGGTGTTGTGATCTGGAACGCCATTTTACCGTCTTCCATTTGTCGGTAGATCAGATTGTGGTTAATGTTGATGAGGCTGTGCTTGAAATCGCAATCAACCCATCTCAACCCCAGTATCTCTCCAATCCGTCCGCCAGTTCCAAGTAGAACAGTAAATAGCGGCTTCCAATGACCATACACTCTGGACGTAGACAGAAAATTCATAAAGCGTCTCTGCTGGGCTTCGGTTAGAGCATGGCGTTTCGGCTTCTCCCAGTTGTGACTTTTCTTGATCTCTGCAAGTACGCCATCTGTTGGGTTTGTCCGTATGTAACCATCTCGTACCGCTGCTGCAAATACCGGATGAAGAATTGTCTGAATGTTCTCAACGCTGTTTGGCTTGAACCCCTTGTCGCGAATCAGTGAAATATAGAATTTCTTGATGTCACTGTATCGAATCGATCCCACATCTCGATAGCCAATCTCGTCCTTTATGAACTGCTTCCACATATACTTGTAGTTATTCCGAGTGGAATCCTTCAGTTCGTACTTCATGGCAATGTATTCATCGTAGAATCGATTCAACGTTGTGTTCTCTGCCAAATATCCGTCGATACCATCCTTCAGATCCTGCTGTATTTTTGCAATCTGTTCACGCAAAGGTTCGCACGATCGTTTTCCTTCCGGCATCTTATCCGTCTTTACGAGTCTCCAGCTGTATAAGCATCGACGAACCCCTTTCGAATCGTGGTATCGATACATATACATTCCGTCGGTTCTTTGCACCTCTCCGTCTCGAAGAATGCGTCCCTTAGAATCGCGTCGTTTTTCGGACATATGTTCCTCCTGTCCGAATCCGGCGTGGCACATTTATTGTACCACATCGCATCCGTTAAATCAATCCGAGATCGTCAACAACTTTTTCAAACAAAACTCGTTTGATCTGCGGGCGATTCCCATTCCACAAAATATATCTGGCGTTCTTATCTTCTGCAATCAACTTTCGAAGTTTGTTTTCACCGATCCGGAAATATACGGCCGCTTCCTCAACAGTCATTGTGTACTTCGCCCACAGCGGTATATCATTCATGTTCGACATCTCCTCCCCAAAATAAAAAGAAAGAGGGATTGCGTTTTCCGCGATTTCCCACGATAGGATTATACTATAAAAGACCGTTGCCTGCGTACGGTATTTTATCAACACACTCTAACTTAGAATAGAAGTTTTATTCTAAGTTAGAAAGAGGGCGCTCCATTCTCGGAAACGCCCTCCTCTTTACAGGGTCGCCGACATGTGTTTCTGGGATCCGCTCATAAATATAATCGGACTCTTTCTGGACATCGGCTTGAATTCTCCCGCCTGTCCATATCCGCCATAGTTAAGCGCAGACGCATCATTCACAAAGAGCTTGTCCACAGGACGTGCTTGTCGGTTCTGAATATCCACACGGAAAAATGCCTGCTTCATCACCATAGGAAGATGAGAATGGGAATGTACATAGCAATCCGCATCCACGATACCGGCCATATCGGCAAGTCGAATCGCCTTGGCGCCTTCCTTACGGCCACCGCCGGTACCGTGCGTAGCATAGATGGTATAGATCATCTTCTGCTTTCCGCGTCCGCCAGATCGTTCCTTTGCCGATTTCTCTCCAAAGCGAAGAAAGATCAGCACACCCTCAGGGCAGTATCGATCCTCCACGCCAAGATCACGGCACACAAAGCGCATCATGTCGATTCCATCATTCTTATACACGCGATTCTCATGATTACCAGTGTCTGCACCAATAATCTTGTCTTTGATCGGGGAAAGCATTCCGACGGCCATTTTAATCTGTTCCATTGGCGGCATGATTTCGGCATATACATCGGATACACCGCTGCGAACAGCCGTATTCATGATGTCGCCATTGAGAATGCACAATCCGTGTGGATCGTCGGCGATTTTCTGAATGCGTTCTTGAATCGCGCCCATATTCGCATTTGGATCTCCGATATGAAGATCAGACAGAATATAAACCCGTGCGTCTTCCCATTCAGAGGGATAGTCTGCGGTTATACATCGCATCGGAGTCACCTCCGAATCAGGCACTATCGCCAGCAGGTTCGACGATCTCTGTGTTAAGTACGAGTTCCATGTGGCTATTCTGCATTTCATTGACTGCCGCTTCAATCAGCACGTCAATGACTTCCTCGTTATCATCAATCGTTTCCAGTCCAACACCGTCAGCGAGCGCCAGCTGTACAATAGTCTGATGCGCAATGCCCTTTCGAAGCGCATTATCCTTCTCGATCTCGCCATTCTTCACAAGCTGTTCAACCACACGAACGGCCTTGGCCGCGTATTCAGCAAACATGCTAACTACACTGTCGTCCTTACCCATACCCTTCAGCATGGACACAACACTGTTAATCATCGTGCCGATGTTCGTCAGATCGTTGTGCTGAACGGCGCCCCTCTTATACAGGAAAATAAGAGCTCCAGCAACACCAAGCGATGCCACCAGCGCCGCAATAGCCATCCAGTTAATATCAGCCATACAGATAAACCTCCGTTCTTAGTCGTCCAGTTCGATCGCCTCTTCGCCTTCTTCTGGCCATAAATCATCAAACAAACAGCATACTGCGATTCTCTGATCTTCCGTGAGACCATCAAGGAATTCACGAATATCCATAGGTTGAATTGCACTTTGTTGAAGCTCACGAAGTTCTTCCAGCTTCGAGGCGTATTTAAGCAACTTTCGTTCGCCGCGTTCCGCTTTGAGCATGGCTTTCTTTGTTTTTCGATACATCCTCTTGATCTTCGCCTCATGAAAGTCCGTCAAACCTATTCTTGCAGCAGCTTTATCATGCTTATGTTGATATTTCTGCTGTTTTGTCCGCTGATTAGCAATCGAGCGTTCAGTTCTTACGATTTTATGTTCCGTTTTTTTTGTTTAGACGCGTATTTCTTCTTACCGGCGTCAGTCAAGGTACCGTCTTGATTTTGATACCGACGAACGCCCCATTTCATACCTTTAACGCCGTAATGGAGCAAATAATCATGATTGTTCATTACTTATCCAAGACCTTCCTCATAAGAGTCATCATGCTCGGTACATTTTGATTGTTTGGCATTGAAGTACCCAAGGATGCCCTTTTCCGCTACTGAATTGCCACAATAGAATCCGATAGCCACCATCATCACATCATCGGCTCCACGCTGAAATGTCGTAAGCGCTTCTGCTGTTTCCGGACGAAAAGCGATCAGAATCAAAGTAAGCAAACGAAAGCAGCCCCAAAGAACGGTAGCTGCAATCGTGATCTTCTTCGAGAATTGGACATACTCTTTTCTTGTTGGAGTCAGCCTATTCATATCAGCTCAACCCCAGTCTCGTAAGCAGAAAAGTGATAATTGCAGTTGCTACAGCGGTAATAAACACGCCAACCACATTATCCCAGCGCTTTGCAGGCTTCTCCTTGATCTCCTCGACTTCTTGAGTCAGCTTATCCATCTTCTTGTTTGTGGACTTTAATTCAAGCGCGAGGATTTCCACAGTCGTTGCGAGCTTATGAACGCTTTCCGCCATACTTCGAGTTTCGTCGATCTGATTGAAACAGGTCTTAATCTGTTCCGTGTGCCTTGTGACCCGCTCATCCAAATCGAAAACCTTATTCGTCAAATCTTCGGTATTCATCGGGAGTTCACACCCCTTTCTATTTTGAAATATGGATTAACTCAGCCGGTGGACACCTTCGAATACTTGGGCGATACCCAAACGATGCGCTTTTCGGTACGGCCTGCATGCCATCCGGTGGGAGAAGTCGCTACGTATTCAAGAACGTCGCCTTTGTGTAGATGACCGGTGGTATCATACTTGGTAGAATCGCCAACACGAGCATTGACAGAATTGGCCGTGATCGTAATGATCTTCGTACCTTCTGGAGTAACCGTCTGCTCCGGATGACTACCATCTTCCCCAGGTTTGGTATTCAATTTCGCAAGAGCGGATTCCATTGCAGCACGAGTTTCGGCATTGGTTGTGCCGGTCGGTTCAAGACCGTTCGCTTTCTGAAACTTCTTCAGGGCAGTCTCGGTCTTGCTGCCAAAGTCGCCGTCAACACCGTTCTTTTCGGAGCCGTACGTACCAAGATCATAACCGAGTTTCACCAGATTCTCCTGAAGGACACGCACGGCATCATTCTCATCGCCTTTGCACAGTTCATTGGGATCGCGTTCCACAACCAGCGACATGCCATAGTTCGGACGACCGTAACCGGCAATACGATTGTAGGTCAGCTTGTACTTCTTCTTACAAACGCCACCGCCATTGGCCACAACGCCGTTTGCGCCACTGGTATTACCTTCAACCGTGTACACATAGGTCGCATCCACATCATAGACAAGACCGGTGTGTGCAACCGCTGGACCACCAATTTCATCCTTGGGCCAGAAGAAAATCTGGTCGCCGGGTTCAGGCGTATCGAATAGACGACCGTTGTTCTTGTAATACTGTCGGGAATACTTACATCCTGCGCCGCAGTTCTGAGAAGCCTTGGTCGGCTGGAAGGTGAGAGCCAGAGCGGCTTCAACGCCATATGCCTGCACAAAGTCCCAATCGACGAATACATCACACCAGGCCACAGACTGTTTTCGGCCATTATAGAAACCAATGGCATCCAGATCACGGGCGTATTTGGTGTAATTCTTATCGCCGGCATTCGCGGTCTTATCGTCGAGATTGTTCTTGTCCTTCTTTTCAAGATAACCGACTTCCGCAAGAGCAACATCAATTACCTTTTTCGGATCATAGGTCATGCTTTCAACCTCCTTTGTGTTGTCTGCATATTGGTCGTAATACTTCTGACCATAGGAAGCACGTTTCTTTTTCACAGAATCACTCTGATTGGCGGGCTTCTCGTACTTGGTCAGCACAATATCGGAAGCCTCCTGAATGCTGGTTGCAGCTTTGAGCATACTGAGCACGGACGAATAACCATTCAGTTCCTTCATCAGGAACTCAAGCTGCATGTCGAGGTTGCCAATGGATACACCTTTCTCTTTTGCAAAGTTCAGAAGATTCTGTTTGCGGCTCCAGTACGTCCACTGAGCCAGACCATAACCCGCTGCATCCTTCACAAAATTGGAATAGCTGCCGTTATCCACAGCAGCCGTGTAAGAATCATCTGTCATCCCGAGCTTCTTCTCATATGTATTTTGAAGATTCTTCGGATTCAGCGCAGATTCCGCATACAGGTTTCCCATCAAACCGGCTGTACCAAAGGCGTTCCCGAGCCGAGCCATCAGGAAATCCCAAATTCGTTTTTCATTCATACGAAATCCTCTCTGCTATCGTGACCAGTAAATAGCAAGCATCATAACTGCACTGAACAGACAGAATAAAATGACGAATACCAACATGCTATTCACCGCATATATCATTCTCAGCATTCCTCCACAAGTCACGATAGTATTGATCCATTCGCTGTAAAAGTTTGTAGCTGTCGCCCTTAGAAGCATGGTTCTTCCAAGAGGCATAGCACTCGTCAACTTTCTCTTTGGTCCGTTCGCCCTTCTTGACCAGACCAACCAGCTTTTTCAGCTTCTTACGTTCATGTTTCACATTCTTTGAGTTGATGGTCATAACGACCTTGCCAGTTTCCGTTAGACGGAAATGGAATCCGAGGAACTCAATACCGTCGGATAACGGGGTTATGTTGGTTTTCTTGGTATTGAATTGACAGTCCAGCGAAATAAGCATCTGTGCCAATCTCGCCTTACACTCCAATAAGTATTGCTTGTCGTGATGGATCAGGATGAAGTCGTCCATATACCGCATATAATATTCTATATGGAGTACCTCTTTCACAAAATGATCCATAGAATTCAGTATCCCAATTCCGGCTATCTGGATCATTTGACTTCCGGGATTATAACCGGTTTCTCCGTCATACTGCCCATCAAGAACAGTCAGAGCCTGCTGATATGTCCATCCATCGATCACTTTCTTAAAGCAATCCCGAACAACCTTGTGTGACATGTTGGGGTAATACCCTTTTATATCACACTTGAGCACATAACCTTCGATTCCGTGCTTTCTGTAATATCTCTGAAGAAAGCACTTGAGTCTGTCACGAGCTTTATCCGGCCCTTTTCCATGCTGGCAGGCCATATTATCATAAATAAAGCTCTTGCTGATTCTTGGGTAAATGATATTGTCGTTCAGACTTCGTTGAAACACCCGGTCGCGGAAAGCAACGCTTACAATATCCCTTTCTTTTGGATAGGTCACTTTGAAGCGTCTTGGTTTTCGCTGCTTGTAGGTGCCTTTCTCCAACTGTGCTTCAAGCCGGAGATTTTCCTCAATCTCATTCAGTGAATAAGCAGCTGGTGTGTCTTTCCACTTCACGCCGTGCAGGCATTTTGAAGTAGAATTCATGAGTGCTTCGAAGCTGGCAACTTTATCAAAGTCTCCAGAGTGCATAGATTCACTATCACGCTCGGCAATAGAATCATCTTTGGAGTATTGTTTAGTCATAAGACAGGGCATTCAGCTCCTTGTGTCATTGTTGAAATGCTCTGCTTCTATGAAGCAGCCGTGTGATTTACTAAAGAACACGACACAATCCGGGGAGAACCGATTCGCATTGGAAGCGTTGTTGTTGTTGACATTGCCGGATGTATTGACATTCCACGTATTGTAGGAATTGCCACGATTAGCGCTCCGCAAACGAACATTCTGCGTTCAGCCTACAGCCCAAAGAGTATTGTTACTGCTCTTCATCAGCAAATCGGCGGGCGTCGCTTTCCATCCATTTTCGTGTTCTTTCTCGAACGTTGATGACCATCTTACCCCAGTATTTAACCCGACGAAGCTCCAAATGAAATACCTTCTTCGCAAGATCGATCAGCGGAAGCATTCGCTTCATACACTTAATAGCTTGAAGCTGGAGCCGCTGGCGTTCATGTAGATCCCGGATAAAGGTGTTTGAATCACGCCTTACAGTGATGTCGTTGGCTTCGCGAATGTAAAGATAGGCGTTCTTCGCCTGAAGAATCAGATCATCAGTCAGCGCTCTTTGGTATTCCGGCAGAAATATCTTTTCATTTGCCGTAATGCGAAGCGTATAGCAAGCCAATTCTTCGGCTTTTGTCGGAAGGGTAAATTTACCGTCACCGCGGTCGCCCTCAGGTACAGACATGTTTTCCTCCAAAACAGAAAAGGAGAGCAGGTTTCCATTTTGACGGATTCCTGCTCTCCAGATCGTTGTTTAATTATCAGGCTTCACTCCAGCCATATACGCCCGGTTCCCACACATTGCCGTCCACATCGGAAATCCAGTGCAGATCATTGTGCGAAACCTTATCACCAGCTGCATATGCATCGTGAGCGCCAATCGGCTGGCTCCACTCAGGGAATTCAACGGTCGGATCACCGGCAACCGCCCACAGAGAAGCGGCTGCGGTCGGCTCCCATCCGGTCTGAGAGGTGTGCTCCTGAACACAGCGATACAGCTTCTGATTTTCGCCATCGCCATAAGTGCGCAGCTGACCAACCTTATATTTCATATTAGGCTGCCACTTTTCAAAGCTGTCCATATGTTCAGCAGCGGTCACTTCATCGATGGTGCCCTGCTCTGCCATTACTACAAAGGCGATTTCGGAAGTTTCGTTTACCTTCGCAAGGCCGATCTTGGTATTCTCCAGATCACTCTTCTCCTGAAGACCCATCGAACTCTGATTATACTGAATCATGTTTATTCTCCTTTCTCACCGGGCTCCGCCCGGGATGGTTGGGATTAACAGACGACACAAACCGGGGAGAACCGAAACGCATGGGAAGCGTAGCCGTTGTAGACACTGCCGGATGTATAGACATACCGCGTATAGCAGGAATAGCCACGACCAGCGCTCCGCAAACGAACATACTGCGGTGAAGTCTTGGCGTTGATGGCCGTGGTAATCAGGTTCGGATAAGTGCCATACTGCGCGACAGGTGCGCTCACGCCCAGTCGGCGGCGCCAGTAAGCCCAGTATTCGCCTTCAGCGCCGGAGAGCTGCGGAACCACATTCATCTGCTCCAGAGAGGGCAGGAAGAAACGATCAAAGGTATCCACAGTCGTTTCGGTATAACCTTCAACAGTATTCAGCGCGGTGGTAACGCGCACCGGCTTGATGGCGCTCAGAAAATCATCGTTAAATCCGCTCATAAATGCATGCTTTGCATACTGATCCGGACGAATATCATAATTCTCCTTGGAAACCCACCAATCCGTGCCGCTGGCGTTCAGATACTGGCGCAGCGCAGAAGTGTCCCAGCGGTTGTGACCATAAGCCACGCTCTGCATACAATTGAGGCCGGAAGCTTCATCCGGGTTGGTATAGGGCATCAGACCTAAATGAGTACCGGTCGCGCCACTGGTAACGGACACAGTCTCAAGGGGTTCCGCATCAGCGGGGGTGGACCAACTCTTCACCTTCCAAGCGGAAGTAGCCTGATCTGGCATACCCTCAAAGCCACTCAGTCGTCCGCCGGCAGGCACAGCCTTGGTCAGCGTAAAGCTCCAATTCGTATTGGCTACAGCATTATTACCCCAGTTACTTGCAAGGGTCACATAATAAGTGCCGGCAGCCAGGCCATCCGGACAATTCAGGAAAGCCTGCTGGTGGCTGAACTGAACGCCATAGGGAGAACAGTGATGCCACTGAAGAAACATGCCGGGAACTACTTCACCCGATTCCAAAGTAACTTCACCGTGATGCACGATGTTCAGAGCTACCTGATAGGCAGTCTCATCGGTATTGTGTGCGCTGTCGTCCATATCCTTCCACGGGATAATAATCTGATCGCCAATCGGGAAAATCTTCTTGTTGTTATCCACATTGTTGCCGCGAACAATGCTTGCAATCTGGCTCATACTGGAGTAAATATCGCTGCGTTTACCCTCAGCCAGCATAGCCAGATAAGAGTTCTGCCGGTTCATCTGTTCAAGGATGGCCCTGCCAGTGGAATCCAGCAGAATGGGTTCGTTGGTAATGGTGCTCATTCTCGTTCAACCTCCACACAAAGTTTACCGTCGATAATCGTTAATCCGAGACTGTTGGCGTTATTTGCAGCCGCATTAGCATTGGCCGCAGCTGTGTTCGCGTTCGTAGCTGCACTGTTTGCCGTGCTTGCAGCAGTATTCGCAGCGCTCGCAGCTTTTTCAGCAATGGTCTTTCCGCTGGTCACGTCGTCGTAACATTCCTTAATGGAATCATGAATCGACTGTCGAACGTCTCGACCATAAACCGCGCTGAGAATATGCGCAAGCAAAGAATTGATTTTACTCATCACGCACCACCCTCACACACAGAATACCATCAACCAACGACAGACCAAGTTGTGAAAACATTTCGGCAACAAGGGTCGGCAGCATTTCAACAGCTGCATCGCAGCTCTGTTTAGCTGTTTTCGCTTCACTGGTTGCATTTTCACAGTTGCTTTTCGCAGTCAAAGTTGCTGTGATTACAGCGTTCGCATTGTTGATAACAACATTTGCATTCGCCGCAGATTGATCGGCATTCGAAGCGGCGTCATTCGCAAGTGATGCTTTGTCATTTGCGTTGGATGCCGCCGCATTCGCATTGCTTGCAGCGCTGTTTGCTGCCGAAGTAGCTTTCTCCGCATTGGAAATTGCTGTAGCAGTCAACGTGGCTTTTTGATCTGCAAGTGCTGCTTTTTCATCAGCATTTTCAGCAGCGGTGTTCGCCGTATCGGCGGCTGTATTGGCCGTGGATGCGGCTTTGTTTGCGTTGTCAGCAGCCGTATTGGCTCTGCTGGCCGCTGCATCAGCTCCATCAGCAGATGTATCTGCATTGCCAGCAGCGACGTTTGCAGTATTTGCAGCGGTATTAGCAAGCGTAGCTTTTTGGTCCGCCAATGCGGCCTTATCATCAGCATTTTCCGCAGCAGCATTTGCTGTATCGGCGGCTGTATTGGCCGTGGATGCGGCAGCGTTGGCATTATTGGTCGCAGTATTCGCACTGTTGGTTGCCGTGGTCGCGGCATTTGCTGCATCTGTTGCCGCATTTGCTTGTTCAGTTGCAAGCGCAGCTTTCTTGTCCGCATTTTCAGCTGCGCTGTTCGCCGTATCCGCAGCTTTGTTCGCATTGCTTGCTGCGGTATTCGCGTTGGATGCAGCACTGTTGGCGGCGGTCGCCTTCTGATCTGCAAGCGTCGCTTTGTTGTCGGCATTCGTCGCAGATTCGTTGGCATTCGCAGCCGCGGCATTTGCATTGGAAGTGGCGGTATTCGCAGCGGCCGCAGCGCCGTTAGCAAGAACAGCCTTCTCATTGGCAAGCGTAGCTTTTTCATCAGCCAGAGTCGCCTTCTCATTTGCCGTATTCGCTGCCGTATTCGCTGCGTTTGCTGCATTAGTTGCGGTGGTGGCGGCAGCGTTTGCTTTCGATGTCGCCGTACTCGCATTGTTTGCTGCTGTATTCGCCGAAGCCGCTTTGCTTTCAGCATTGCTCGCTGCTTCGTTGGCTGTCGTGGCCGCTTTGTTGGCGAGCGTAGCTTTTTCATCAGCCAGAGTCGCCTTCTCATTTGCAAAGCTGGCCGCTGTGTTCGCATTGGTCGTTGCCGTTTGCGCCTTGGATGCGGCGGAATTCGCGCTGGAAGCCGCTGCGTTAGCGCTGGATGCAGCCGTATTTGCCAGTGCGGCTTTGTCATTTGCATTGCTTGCGGCGGCATTCGCCTCATTCGTGGCAGTGGTCGCCAACGTCTCGGCATTCGTCACATCCGTATAGCACTGCAAAATGGAATTATATATGGCGTCTCGAACTTCTACGCCATATACGGCGGTCAGTATATCATTCAGATACTCCTGAATCGCACTCATTTACATCACCATCCGTTTCCTTTTCGGCATCTGCCTTCGGATCCGGGCTAACGGCGTTTCTTGAAATTTCATTGATTACTTCAATCAGGTCATTGCATTTTCCATGAATGAACACAATGTAAGCTGCGTTTTGCTGCCCTTTCACTTCAAGAGAATTTGCCGCTTCCCGGATTTGTATGATCGTCTTGCCGATATCGTAAAGAGACTGCATAATTCCTTTCCTCCATTTTGAATCTTATCCGCCGTAATATCCGGTATTTCCTTCAACACTGAGAGAGTGCGTGGCGTTAACAGATACACCCTGAGAGGTATATGTCGTTCCGTTAACAGTTACCTTATGAGTATGACCATTTGCAATGCTCTTGCTGAAGCTGAAAGAATGTCTATGAGATTTCGGTGCATAGTAGCTCGGCTTTCCGCTAATGTTACCCCACGGAATCGAAGCGGCGGCAATCAATTCTTTTACCCTTGCCTCAGTGCAATAATCCGAATGCGTATGGTTTCCCAACGCAACGACCTTACTGGTGCCGCCTACCTTGCACCAGAATTTACCGGTTGCTGTAGAATTGCCCCATGCATTACGGTCGTCAACGTAGCTCTTTGTTGCGAATCCCTGATCTGAAACCCACGTACTCGTGACGAAATTAGCCACTTTATCGTCAACATATTTTTCTGTAGCAACAGTTCGCCCACCCATACGAATAGCGGGGGCCGAAACATAATTGTTTGCATACAGATTATCAGCGGTAAGGCCGGTAACCTTTAGCGTCTTTGCCGTAAGCCAGGTAACGTCACCCTTTACTGCATCAATCTCATCTGCTACTAACTTCTTAACGGTTGTCAATTCTGCATTGATGGCAACAATATCCGCATTGATCTCTGCCACTTTCGTATTGAGCGTGTAAGTGCTCGCCTTCGTCTTAATGGCGTCTGCATTTGCAGAAATAAGCGACCCCTGAGAAGTTGCAGTAGCTTCGATTGAAGCGATCTTCGTATCGTAAGTCGCTTTCATAACAACCGACGATTTCAGGTCAGACACGCTGGTCTCAAGGGAAGCGAGTCTACCGTTATGAGCAGCTGAAAGCGAGGCCACGGTAGAATCCAGATTCGAAATCAGCTTCAAATCAGCGGTTCGATTCGCATCGTAAGTCGCCTTCATCAAAGCGGATGCTTCAAGCTCCGTCGATTTCAGCTCCAATTGAGCGATTCGGTTCTCATGTGTCGTCTGAAGTTTGGCGATTGCTTCGCCGTTTTTGTTAGCCTCCAGAATAAGCTGAGCATGCCATGCTTTGGTCTGCCCTTCAAACTCCTCAGCCCATGCCGCATGAGCGTCGATCTGACTCTTGAGATCATTCGCCCAAAGGTCGATTTCGGCACTGTTACGTGTCACGCGACCATCTACCTGATCGATATAATCACGAAGCGCATAGATATTGATATGACCTGTTGGCGCATCAAGATCGATGCCCACCTGCTGTTTCAACACTTCTTTTCCGTCTTTAAGTTCCTTATATACTGCGCCAAGATCGATGTGTGCATTCTCTTCGTCTACATTGATCCATGCGTCATAGAACTTATCGAGGTTTTCCTTAGCCTTCTCATCCGCAGCCGATCCAGCTCCACCAGAGCCTCCGCTTCCGGAAGAATCATTCTCTTCCTTTCGCTTATCCTGTCGGTATCTCTGGGTCAGGGTTTGCTTTGGATTACCGAAGGTATAAGTATTGTTGGCTGGATTCTCAAGATCGTATTCAATTCGGGTGCATACAAGCCTCATAGAAATACCATGGGGCTGTGAATATACCAGAACAGAATCACCAAGGCGAATTTCGGAAACGTCCTTATCAATCAGGTGCATATCTACCGCTTTTACGGTAAATGTAACTGGCACATTCTCGTGATTGGCAAGAAAGCGTCTTCCATTTTCGAGCAGTGTATTGGGGTCTGTCACATTTTCAAAAACTCTCGTTTTCACAATACGGCCGTATTCAGCCTTGGCAGCCTCATCCACAAGTTCTCTACTTCCGTTATTAACGGATTCAATGGTAAGGTTCTCATCACCAATCGGAATCAGCACAGTGAACACTTCTTCTGCCGTAGCTTCTTCCGTAATATCCAGAACATTGGTGCCGAACTGAATATCTTGAATGGAGCTATTTCCAGTTTCTGAAACGAGATCGATATAGGTTACACCGTTTTCACGTCTCGTCATCAGGTATCCGCCGCAATATTCGATGATGTTGCTCTGAATATAATCATAAGTCGTCGGCCAGTCATTGCTCGTTGCATTGATGGCGATCTGTTTATAATCGAATGCGCCGGTTTCAAGATCCTCAAACTCTTCAGAAGTACCCGTAATGATAATATCCCGATCTTCAATGGTAACATTGCCAACAACAAATCTCTTTTCCGGATCCGTCTGCGCATTGTGCGCTGCAATGGCTCTGCGGAACAGGTCATGTGTTGTTCCGGAATATCGTTCCGTTTTCTGAACACTGTCAACCAGATAAGCCAATTCTCCCTCTGCATAGATCTTCTTTACATTGTTGAAATTGCGATCATGTGAAAGCACTCGGCCTCGAAACAGTTCGGTATCATCCAGATTGACGGTAATGATTGTTTTCAGCTTTCGCATCTCTCCATAATACGTATTGGTAGGAGGTATGCTAAATTCAAAAGAACCTGCTTTGCCCAATTCAAGGATCAATCTTGGAGACAACACAATCAGCGATTCTTCAAGAGGCTGACTGATCAGATGTCCATCTGCATACAGATAAAACATTTACAATCGTCCTCCTGTCTGAGCAATTGTGATCGTTCCACTTCCGGTAAAAATAAGTGTGTTTTCACCTTTTTCCAGTATGAGATCAGGAAAACTGTTCGATCCTTTAATCAGATCATATGTCGCTCCGTTATGAGAAACGGTCATTCCGGAATTGCTCGCCAAAATGGTAGGAGAAACAGGCATCATATCAACAAGAATCACCATCTCAAGGCGGCCATTTACAGGCAGATTCTTATAATTCCGAATAATACCGGTTTCAAAGTTGAATGTATCCCAGATCCATTCCTCATCCGTTCCCAGAATATCCTGCTTATACGGATTCACATCGTAATCGATTACGATGGTAGATCGCTCCTTGTTCGATTTCCATGTATTCACTGCGAAACGACCTTCGTAAAAATAAGCCGGATCATCCTCAAGAACAGCCTTCATTTTCTGGCCGTGCATATATCCCATGATCTCACTGAACAGAACAGTCCAGTCCCGGAATCCGTTTTCAACATAAAATTCAAGAGATCCCGTTCGATTCTTGAATAGAGGGCGTCCGGCCAGAACTGTTGTCAGATCGAGAGCACCATCGCCTCCGGGAATTTCAATCGCACTGGTTTTTACAGACGGGGGATTAAATACTGGCCTGCTTGTCGGAATCAGATGCCAGTCATCCCATGTATTCTTGGTTCCAAAGGTAATCGAATGATACATCCATTGTCCCTCCTTTCCAATGTGAGATAAAAAAAAAGAACCTTGGACGAATCCAAGGTTCCAATGTTTATGAAGCGATTACTCTTCGTCTTGTTCTTCTGATTTTTTTGTAAGGATTAACACCGGAGCGAGCGCAGAATAATACGGCTACGACAATAGCGAGTATGTCATCAAGAATACCAGGCCAAAAATCAATTGGTGATATGAAATAGATGGCTACAATTATTGTTACCAAACAACCCACTTCATATCACCCTTTTCTTGATCACGGAGCCCAACTGTGATTATACTCTGCGATGAGTCCTCCACACCTTCCAATAGTCAGAATCTGACCTTCTTCGAGTTCAAACATAATCTTTTGACCTATCGGAATATCACCATATTCAAACAAAGTCTGAGCATTATCGTCTTCACTGTTAAGAATCCATACAGTACCGAGATACGATACTTCTCCACTGGAACGTTGTGTACGAGTTTCTGAATATGTACAAATAAACTCATACTTTCCAGCTTTGATATCCTCTCCAACGAGGTAACTTCCTGCTCCGATTTGTTCATCTTCAAAAGAAAAGCCAAGACGTGAATAAATCTCTGTAGTTATCGCATCCCGGAGAGCAATTAAATCCTCCATTGTCATAGTGGAAAGATCATCCGATGCTCCTTCGCTAAGAGCATTCGCCGATAGGAACATCATGATAATAAGAAGCGCAGAAAAGATTTTCTTCATACCGTTCCTCCTATTTCACTCGTCCGAAAATAATCAAGTCATCCCACATCGAGTTGAGGGAGAGGGAGAATGTGATAAAATTACATTCCATTATACCCATTACCCCCCCCCTGTCAACAACATATTCATAACATTTTTGTTAAATTTTCTTCATATTTAGTTCGCCCTCTCTCTTCTTGCAGCAGCAGTTCCAAGTTGAGCATCCATTTTAGCAGAAGTTTGTCCAACCAGCGTACCGGTATCAAGTACAATCTGCATATTCTCGACGGCAGTGCTGAGATCTTCAAACTGCTTCGACAGCTTCTGAAGTTCGCTTACAATTTCCCTGCTGTCCGTTCTGCTCATGCTTGCGCTTTGCTCCTGAATCATAGCCCTTGCACTTCTCACAGAACTGATTCCGCTAAAGAAAGTGCTGTTCATCACACGGTTACCGCTGAACAATCCATCCAAAGTGTTCACGCCACTCACAATATCGCTCAAATCCATCACCGGCCTAATAGTCGGTTCAGCGTCAATATTGTCAGTCAGACGGTTCATATTGTTCAATACGGATTGCGCAGTGGTGATAGCATTATCGCCGATGTTGGTAGCGCTCCTGTCGATCAGATACGAATATGCATTCATACCCTTTGCAATACCGAGATCCCAATATTCACCCAATCCTTCGCCTACCTTGGAAGGAGAATGAATGGACCAGGTGATTCGGATGGCGTTGATAGCGCCCTTTGCGGCATTTACAGCTGCGCTGCGAATAGTTCCTGCCATAGCACTGATACCGCGGGATAGACCGCGTCCAAGATTTGTTCCAGCGTTATACCATACCGCATATGCAGAACGCACAGCTGTAGCGGTACTGATAGAGAGCAGCATTGCTGCGGTCTTTACGGTAGTATCATTTTGAATTGCCAGAACAATCTGAGCAATCATACCGTTCACTGCATTTACGGCTTCTCCGCTTACAGCATTAAATCCGGTCACAAAACCAGTCAGGCTGATTTTACCGTATTCTTCGAGAATGCTGCCAATAGTGCTTACGTTGCTCGGATCAATACCGGCGGCGCTTCCAGCAAGATTGACCAACGTCTCAATAATACTTGCGGCAGTGGATAGGCTTGCAACATCGGTGGTGCCGAGATTGTCGCCAAAGGTAGCCAGTGAATATCCAAAGTCACCAAGAATCCAAAGAAGATCGTCCATCTGATCGCTGTATTCGATATCATCATATTCAGCAACGGTATCAACAAAAGTTTTGAACGATTCAAATAGAGTCTTGGCGCCTTCAAAGTTAGTTGAGGTAACCTCTATGTTGGATATACCGGCAGCAAGCGTACCAATATCCTTGCCAAAGGTGGCCATATCGGAACTGAGCGTAAGTAGTGTATCGCTTTTCGATCCCGCAAAGAAGGACCCAATCGATTCAAACACGCTGCCGCTCTTGGTAAGTCCGGAGATGAATGTACCAATGGCTTCAATAACACCGGAAGCTTTATTGATGTTTTCAATCTGAACATTTTCGATCATTGTCGAGAATGTATTCAGATCAGTACCGACTGTCGCCATGTTTTTAGCGTAACCAAGCAGAGTATTCTCCTGACTTCCTCCAAAGAACTTTCCAATATCGTCCCACAATCCGCCCTCGGCTGAAAGCGTGTCTGTGAAAACACGGATTACATCCAGAGCCGTCACCGCGTCTTCCGCCTGATTGATTGTGGTTCCGGAAACATTGGTACTGAAAGAGGATAGCGCTTCGCCAACCTTCTTGATATTTTCAGAGAAAAGCCCAAGATCCTGTGTGCCCATAATTCCCTGAACCCAGCCGTCCGTACTTGGTAAAGCTTTGTTCAGTTCGTTGATCGCACTGGCTACGTCCAAAGCATTTTGAATTTTCGTGGCGTCATACTTCTCGCTGTCCAAGGTGGAAGTCTGCTCAATAAAGCTATTCAAACCACTTGCAAAGTCGGGAAGTTCTTCACCAAATCCGGAAAGCGATTTAATGCCGGCAATAGCATCAGCCCATCCTCCCTGTGCTTCAAGATTTTTCTCAAGCGTGGAAAGGGCCTTACCAATATCCATCACGGCATAGAGCTTCTTTTCATCAGTCTCCGGGTTATAGTCGATCTGCTTGACTTGTTCAATAAAACTATTTAATCCGGTCGCAAATGGTTCCATACCAGTACTGAAACCAGATAGTGACTTAACGCCCTCAATAGCATCAGCCCAACCGCCCTGTGCTTCAAGATTTTTCTCAAGACTGGCAAGGGCCTTACCAATATCCATCACGGCATAGAGCTTCTTTTCATCAGTCTCCGGGTTATAGTCGATCTGCTTGACTTCTGTAATGAAATCGTTCAATCCTTTACCAAACGGCTCCATTCCTTCGCCGAACTTGGATAGGGATTTCACGCCTTCGATGGCATCCTCCAACCCGCCCTGACCTTCAAGATTGCTTTCCAAACTTGCAAGGCCTGTAGCTACAGCCACCACAGCATCAATCTTTGTCTGATTGAATTTGGAATCATCGATTTCAGAAATTTCAGCAGCAAAGTCAGCAAGTCCAGTACCGAGCGATTTTACACTGGTAGAGAATGTTCCAAGATCACCAATACCGTTAATCAGCGTCATAACGCCACCGGTAGCGGGAATCTGCTGAGCCACTCCGGCAAGAGCCGTCGCTACGGAAACAGATCTATCCAATACGGCTTGTGGAACGATTGCCATGGGTAGAACGGCAAATGCATATGCGCTCAAAGCCCGACCGAGTTCCTGAATGTCATCGGAGAAACTTGTAATTGGGTTTTCACCCGTGAACAGGCTCACCAGCCAACTCTTGAATTCTGTCCCAGCGATCGATCCGATAGCTTTTGTCAGATTCAGAACACCAGTAGCAGTTTCAGCGGTCACATTCTTCGCGCCATCAATAAATCCTTGAGCATTGGTCATGAAACTGCTCAGATCGGTGCCGAGCTGCGGCAAGTCCATGCCTTCCACGATTCCGCCGCCAATTCCGCCAACGAACTTACCGAGCGCTCTACCGATCTGTCCAAGAACATTACCGCCACCTTCAAGGAAATTCGTCATTCCCGCCCATTCATTTTGAAGCCAGCCAAGCGCGGCTATGATTCCGCCGATGCCAACAATCAGGATTGCGAAGGAACCCAGTCCGCTAAGTGCACCCATAATGGGAATGGTGCTGATGATTTTCATTGCTGCCGAAAGCGAAAGCATGGTCACTGCGAGAGAAGCGGCAAAAGCCGTCATATCCCCAGTATCCATACCCTCAACCTGCTTAAACATTTCTACAAACAACAACATCATACCGCCGGCGGACAGAAGCATAGTAACGGCACTGCCGAACTTCATACCCTTGGTAGTTTTAATGAGCACAGCAAACGCAGCCATGATACCGCCCATGCCGAGAATACCCTTCGCAATGGTTTTGGTGTTCAGGCTGCCTATTTTTCTTACGGCTCGAACCAAAAGATTCAGTGCCAGAGCCATAGAAATCATACCGGTAATCTTTCCGGTATTGGTTTTTCTCATGAACAAGCTCAGTTCAAGCATAACGAGTCCAAGTCCGGCAATACCCTTCATGGCAGAACCAAGGTTCATATCACCAAGACTCTTCACTGCCAGAACAAGCAGGTTTACCGCAACCGCAAGTCCGAGGAAAGACTGTTTGCCGGTCATTCCTTTTCCCGCAATGCGCATAAACAGAGCAAGTTCAGTAAGAATAATTCCTACGCCGACGATACCCTTTAGTGCCGTGCCGATATCCATTCTTCCAAGTAGGAAAACGGGAATTGTCAGCAAGGCCACAGCTCCAGCCGCCTTAATAAGTGCATCGCCGTTTGCGTCAATCTTCTTGAAAATGGCGGTAATCGTCAGCAGCTCCATGGAAAGCAGCGTAAGAAGACCTATGCCTTTAGTCGCTTTTCCAACTTCCATATTGGCAAGAATCACAACGGACCCAACCAGAATACCGATAGCTCCAGCGATCTTTAAGAGGGAGGTGGCAAAAGAATCTTTATTCTTAATAACTTTCGTCAGAGTAAGACCGTTTTCACCAACGTCCTTCAGCATCTTACCAACGCCCTTCAAGCCAACGCCAAGGGACGAAAGACCCTGACCAAGCTTTCCGATTCCACTAATCGCAGAAATCAGCTTCGCACCAGTAAATGCGCCGAGAAGCATCTTGATGATGCCGCCCCAATTTACGCCTTTAAGCTTATCAAACCAGTTGGGAATTGTAACATTGATGAATTCGCCAAAGAAGGTTTTAATGCTTTTCCAGCTCGTAAACAGCGCATTCTTGATCGCTTCACCGAAAGTAACGCTGTTGCCCTCAAGCTCTCCATTGCCTCCGAACAGATTTTGCACCCCGGTCTTCAGGCTCACCCACAACTCATTAAGCCTGTTCAGCGCAGGAGAAACAGCATTGCTGATCTTCGCCGCCACGTTTTCGAAAAACGCAAACACCCGATCCAGCCAAGGCCACTTGAGGACGAGTTTCATTTTGAGGTTTGCAAAGAATTCCGGAATAGTTTTCGTGAAAAAAGTATGTACAGCGGTCTTGGTGCTGTTCCACGCATTTTCAAGAGCAGGCTTGATACCATCGAACCATTCGCCGATCTTTTCTCCAAACGCAGTAAAACGAATCTTTACCTTATCCCAGAAAGAACCATCTCCATCATCCCCAAAGAAGGCTTGAATCGCCTCTCCGAGCTTTCCTCCGAAAGTAGTAATTCCGGAAATAATTGTGGTAAAGAAATTCGTTACATTGTCCCATACGGATTTTATGGTTTCAGATTTCTGCACCCATTTAACAATGGATCTCCCAAATTCTTTGATACGATCAATTCCCTTCGGAATGAGAGCGATCGTATCATTGAGCCATTGTCCAACAGTTGTGAAAATGCCAGATTCATTGATTCTGGTCCACAATGTGGTAAAATGCGAACCTACCGCAGCCAGCGCATCCGTTACTCCGGTACGAACTGCTGTGGCAGCCTCTCCCAGCCCGTTAAGAATCCCCTGAAACAAGGTTGATTCTTCAATTGACTTGCGAAGATTCACAACCCAGTCTCCGACGCCCGCCGCAAAGTCAAGAAAACTTACGGCCACACCGTCAGACATGCCAATGAGCTTCTTAAAACCGGTCCACGCCCATCCGGCCGCATCACGAACGATATCGAGTCCGGCAGCTACGCCTCTGAATACTCTGCCAACCTTGCCCATCAATTCGCTGTTCTCGGTTGCGGCTTTAATTCTGGTGGTAAAGTCGTTTAGTTTCTGTGTAAGATCGAAAAGCTGTTGTCCGGTTGTTGGCGGGAAGAACTCAGTAAACGCGTTCTTTACTGTCCCAGCAATATTCTCAACAGTGTGAATGATGTTCCACAAACTGTTAATCAATTCATTTCTACCGCCAAGCGCCTTCCAATCGGCCATCATGGCGTTTCTTGAATCAGCCGATGCGCCAATAATCCCGCCGAAGTAATCGCTCAGACTTGTCAGAAATTCTTTTGCTTCTTCGAAATCGCCGATAATATACTCCCATGTCTGAGTCCAACCGCTCTGAACCGATTCTTTCATCGTGTCAAATAGCTGGGTAACCGTCTTCACCTTGGTAGCGGCGTCGGTCGCTGTTTCAGCAAGAGAAATGATCTCTTCAATTTCATCGCTTCCATAACCCTCTGCCGACAAAGCGCTTCGCATTAGATTCTTGGCAGCTTCAATATCGGCAGCGCCGTTGGCGAGGAACAATCCATTGTCTTTTGCAATCTGCTCAAAGTCCATCGAGATCTGGCTGAGTGTAGCCGTAAGCACATCACTTGTAAGCCAGCCAGATTGCAGACTATCGCGGAAAGAAATATTTCCGGCTTGTAGCTCGGCGAATGTCTCCTGAGCTTCTTCACCAACGATCTTCATATTCGAAGCGGTTCGCATAAGTGCTTTCTGGAAGAGTTCACCGCCCATACCGGCATTGACTACACTGTTCCAGTCCATCAACCGGACTGTACCTGTCGAAATGGCCTGAGAGAGCTGATACATCGCCGTGCTGGCCTGTTGACTGGTCGAGCCGGACACAGCAGCCAGATTGGCAATACCCTTGATACTGCTTACTGATGTGTCCAAATCAACGCCGGCGGCAGTAAATGTACCGATATTTCGGGTCATTTCGGTAAAATTGTAAATGGTTTTATCAGCATACCGGTTCAACTCATCCAATTTGCCATTGACAATGTCAAGTCGCTGCTGCTGACCATATCCCAACTTGTCCATCGCATCCGATGTATTGGCAAGTATGGTCTGAATGGCACCGATCTGAGTTTCATATTCTGAAAAACCGGTTTTAATGGGGTCTATTGTAAGCGCTGAAAGCATTCTCTTTCCGCAATTATAAGCACTGTTAGCGATGTTCTGCAAAGCGGTCATACCGATGATTCCCATTGCAGAGAATCGGTTGCTCAGTGCTGCGACGCTGTCGCTTACTCCGGAAAGATTGATGGAACGTCCGGCCTTTTCAAGGCTCGAAAGTCCCTTTACAGACTTTTCAAGATCGAGATTTTGCTTTAATTTCTCAAGCGAACGAACGCTTGTCTGAATGCCCTTCTCAAACTGCTTGTTATCGAATTGCATTTCGACTATTCTTCTGTCGATTTCGGAACTCATGACGTTACCTCCTTCCATGCTTCATTTGCAATCGCACTAAAAATAGGACGGATTGCAGGATTGACATAGTCGATCCCCTGCACATATCCGCCAGTTCCGGTGCCATGTCCATACTGAAGAATCAGTGCGATATTAACTCCATCGTTGATGTTGTCATTTGTCCAAAAAATAGAATAACCGCGTCTTGTAGGGACGATTTCGAATCCCCATGAAGACGCGGTTTTTCCGCTTTCGGTAGGCGTCATCGAAGCGAGAGCCTCTACTCCGGCCTGTCCGTATTTCTCCAGAATACGGAGATGTCTTGTATTCCTGGCTCGTTTGAACAAACGCTCCGTATTGTTGAAGTTTCCAGAATGTTTGAACCGTATCAAGGCTCACACCTCCCTGACGGGATCATCCATGGGTACCGAGACGTTTCTTGCGTTCGGCATTCAATGCACGGTTCTGATTGTAGATATCTTTCTTGCTCATCTTTTTCTGAGGAGTATTTCGAATGTTGCATACCCTGATGAGCATCAGAAGTCGATTCAAGTGCCATTCTTCACAACTGAACGGAATGTCCAGCGCCGTCATCATGTAATAGATTTCTTCACCTGTAACAACGCCTCTGGTGTTTCTTCTTCCGGGCATTTCCCGAATCGTTGTTGCAGTCATCGGCTCTTCGATATATGCATTGATCTTTTCGAATAGATCCCGATTCAAACACTTGTATACGAGTGGATCAACATCTCTGTTAATCGTCATGCATCGAACGTAGTCTATACATTCTTCAAGTGTCTTATCGGTACTTCCAAGAAACGCTTTATGCCATTTTGATTCCCACTCAATCAAAGAGCGGAGCGAATGCTCCAGCACTATAGTCGTTGGTTTCGTTTGAATGAATTCTCCGGTTCTTTCATCAAAGAACTCACAACCCGGCACAGTAATGGATAACATTCGCTCCCTCCTTCCAATTCATGTATTTATAGTTCCGATATCGTTATACGACAGGAGCCAGAACGGGCGCAGCTGCATCAGCCACAGCAACATTGTCCACCTTAGGCAGCACTTCATTGAAGAAAGCTGCTGCCTTGTCCGGATCGGACAGCAGTTCCATAAACAGCTGAGAATATGCTTCCGTCTGCTTGAATTCCTTGAGCCACTTGGGATCCTTATCGAAGCACTTGCCGTCAAGGCTCTTGCGGCCATAGCTGCGGTCAATCAGATCCTTGAAAGTATCAACGATAGCGCGGCCATCCTGTTCCTGAACAAGACGCTCGATCATTCGGGAAATGCCGCCAGGGGTGCCAAGCTGCATCTCGGCCACTTCTGCCTGCGACAGGTTGAAATAGTGGTCCTCAGTACGGGAATTGCCATCGTAATCGATATAGGTGATAGTCTTCTTAATCATAGTCATTTCTCCTTTCGGCATTCTGTTACCGTTGAATGTTAGTGTTTACATCTGGGACGCCCCCGCCTGCGCCCGTTTTCCCTCCGGTATTCAAACCGAATCTCTATCCGAAAATATCAGTTCGACTTACGCGCCGATAAGGGTCAGCACTTCAGAAGGCAGGGGCAGGCGGGCTTCAGTCTCGCCAGAGCCGTACAGAATGTTCTCAAGGGCGGTAAGCTTGGATGCGTCAACCTTGGTAGAATCGACTACCAGAGTAGAGACGGGCTTATAGCCAGCCACAGCCACAGGGGTAGAGTTCAGTTCCCAGCTGAAAGAAGTAGCGTCCGGAGAATCGTTGATGGGATTGTAAGAACGCTCGGACGGGGAAGCGGTCAGACCATAAACCAGATGAATCTTATAACCCTTATCCGCATTGTCATGCTGATCATCACCGATCAGAGTGCGGTAAGAAAGACCAAAGGGCTTACGAGTCTGCTGACCGAAATACACACCGGCGGCAGCGGCAACATTGCCATCGCATTCATTGAACTCCTCGGGATAGGTATACGCACCCATGCTCGCACCATAGGTCTCGGCAGCGCGCAGAGAAGCGTACTTGATGTTGTCGGCGAACAGATCGGTGGCGTCTGCGCCGGAAGGCTTCTCGGTCATTTCAGTCAGGCCGTTGAAAGCAACGCCATGACCATAGGGATCAGCATCCTTGGCGGTATAGAGTACGCCGCGGTCAAGACCGGTTTCATACAGTCGTTCGCCGGTAGCATCCCACTGAATCTTGAACATAGTTGTTTCCTCCTTTTAGTAGAAAATGGTAAATACCCAGTGATGAAGATTGTCAGCCGTATAGGGACGATCAAAAGAGCATCTCGGAAAATGCAGAATTTCATCCGGTATTTTACTGTCCGGATTTCTGTCAATCACCGTAATGGTATACTTGCGCTGATGAAGGTAGGGCACATTATCCGCAAACTTCGTATCTATATCGGATAAAGTGTAGATAATGCATGGATAAGAAAGTTTGTAACCGGGAAGCGGCTGAAAATATACTCGGTTTTCGGCAAGCTCATATGTCATACCGCTGTCAACCAGCGCATTTTTCAGTAGTCTGCTGAGACCGGCTCTGTCACCCATTGTAAACACCCCCGATCGTGAGTATCAGTCTCGGGAGTTGCGCTTCAACATGGGTAACTTTCCACTTTACCCCCATCCATTTCACGTAGCGCATAGCATGAAAGTGTGTGGAAGCATATGGATCGGCTACGATACTTATCTGATTGTTCAACGATACGTCATCATGCAAATGCTCGCCGTTTTCCAATTTTCGAATATTGCGCAGCACATCGCCATATGCTTTTTTCTCCACATACACTTCTTCATGCACATCCAGCGAAGTTTCCTGCATTTCCGCATATCCGATCATTCCACAAAACTTCGCCATTTTGAATTTACCTCACGCCGGATCAGGCAGAAGCAGCATCGGTAACGTCTTCTTCCAGAACGATGGCGGACTTAACGCGGGTCAGAGCGCCGGAGACACGGGTCTCAATCAGATACTGCTCCTGGTTGAAGTCAATGTTGAAATCGCTGAAGGTGGTCACCTCGCCGCCCTTGGTGGCACCCAGCTGATAGTCGGCCAGGTTGACAAAGATGCCCAGCAGCTTCTTCGTCTTGCCGGAAACGGTGCGGGTCTTGTTGGCGAACTGCTCAACTGTCACAATCTCCTGCACGTTCAGTGCGGCCTTCAGATCATTGATATCCTTGTAGAGGCGGTGACCGTTGCGGTCGCGCGCCAGCAGCATGATGTTCACCAGATGCGGATCACACCAGAAGTCCATGGAACCGCTGCCGCGATACTGCTCGCGGGCATACAGCGCAGACTCAACAATCGCTTCGGCCTGAATGAAGTTATCACCGAAATAAGTGGCGGTGTCGGTACCCTGAAGCTGCGTCTTCATGGCTTCCTTGTCCACATCGGAGTAGATAACGTACAGAGCGTCATCGCCCCAGATCGGACGGATCTTGTCATTGGCAATCTTCTGGGGATCGCCGTCTTCGCGACGGTCGCCGATCATGATGGCGGTGGCCAGCTCCTCATTCAGAGTATTGCGCATGATTTTCTGAATGTAGGCGACAACATCGAAATCAGTGATGTCAATCTTGTCGTCGCGATTCATGAAGTCCTTCACATATACGGTCTGAGGATCGGTAGTACGGCTCACCAGCTTGATGTTACCGATGTTCTGCTTCTGAGTACCCTTCTTGTAACCATAGGCACGCAGCTCGGCTTCCAGCTGACTGTTACGGGCATCGGCCTGACGGGTACGAATGCGGCTGATGGGGCTCTTATGAACCTTGGCCATCACCTTGCCGACCCAGCCCAGATCATCAGTCAGCAGCTCAGGGGCACCAGGCTTAACATCCTTATACTCCGGGAACAGCTCAGTGATGGAATCAGGTTCAAAGCCATGCTTTAGCATGTCATTATCATTCATATAGGTTTCGATAGCGGCCTTCAGATTACCGCAGTTGCTGCTCTTGGCCAGCTGGAGAATCTTCTCCTGATCGGAATGGGTCAGGACGGTATCCTTTTCGGTCGCCTTGTCAAACACATTGTGCTTCATGGTGGAATCTTCCTCCTCGTCTTTTTCGTTGTGGTCTTCAGAATCAAGTGAGCCGGACAGTGCATCGTCCAAAAGAGAATAAAGGACGACCTTCTGCTTGTCCGTCATCGTGTCGATAACGTCCTGAACAGTTTCGCCGTCCTTACTTTCCTCGTCAGCATGGTAGAGTTCAATGGGCTCGCCGGTATAGATGATACCTTCATCTTCAACCACGCTGGTACTACCATCGCTGTGATAGATAACCTGATCAATCATCGCCTTCGGATTTGCCGGAGCAATAACCAGGCTCACTTCAAAAATGGTGCCATGCTGTACAACCTTGGCCTGCTTCTTCAGTTCCTTCGCACAAATGGAAAGGGAATTAACATCACCGTGGAGAACCGCTTTCTTCGCGGCCTGACCATCGGTAGTGTCGTTAAAGCTGCAATAGGCCCTCACGCCACCTTCGCAGCATTCAAGGATTGCATGACCAAGAATATTGGTAACTTCATTGTGGCGGTGATTCCACACAAGAGGAACCTTCGCACCATCACAATGGTTAAAAGCCCCTTCTGCGATGGTCAGACCATCAGAGCACAGCACATTGCTCTTGGTTGCCCAGCCACAAAAGTCATAGGTCTTATGATCCATTTTGACCTGTCTCCTTTTCTTTCATCTTTTCGAACTGTTGCTGTTCTTCCTGACGAATGGTTTCATTGGAAGCGCTCAGGTTCTTGTTCCTCAGTACATCCGCGTTGGGATCCTTGGAAGGCTTCATGCCGATTTTCTGGCGGATCTCATTGGATGTCATAATCTCATTGCGAGTGAACTTATCGGCAATCTCGGCAATATCGTTTATAGGTACCAGACTGAACGCATCCCTGAAGAAAGCAATGGATTCTCGTTTCTCAGTTCTTGCCTTGATGGTCAGAAATTTACGCTTCATTTCATCTACAATCGCAGATAGGATCGGTTCAATCGTGCGGTTGTAATAGTTCAGCATGGTCTTCTCATCGGCAGTACCGTTCATAATTTCCTGAGTAATGCCGAGTTGGCCATACGCCAATGCGGTCAGGTATTCAACCTGTTTCATCAGATTGTTTTCCACCGGACGATTCAACTGAGTGATCTTTTCCGTGCTGTCCGCATAGGCAATACCGTATTTACTTCCGGTAAGCTGCTCTTCAATGTCGCGTCGGCGATCCTCCGCCTGCGCCTTTCTGGCGGGACTGCGAATCTGATACGGAAGCTGAATAATCAGATCCAGCTTTCCGCTGCTGCTCTGCTCATCCACAGAGTCCAAAAGATTCATCTTTCGAACCAGTCGCTGCATGGTGCTGTTGCGTTCATTGATTACGGCGTAGAACGGATTCTCAACGATACACACCATGCTTTTAGGAAGGACGACTTCTTCGCGAATGCCGCTCGCTTCGTTATACAGCTCAACGCGAACGTGCTGGGGCATCCAGTCAACAACCCGGCCAGTACGCATTGTCAGGATGTCATACCCATCAAAGTCCGTAATTTGCTGTACGCTATCCATCCTGTCGTCAACATCCACCGGAACAATCGCAACCACGCCTTCATCCAGCATGCTCTGTACGGCGTCCTGCATAAAAGCTCGGCTTGTCTGATCGATGTTTGCCTCCGAAGTCAGGCAATTATTAAGTCCGGATGCGATTGTGTCCAGATAGCGCCCATCTTCGTCCAGCTGAACATGTATCACGTCAATGGCGGCAACGTCCATCGCAATACGGTTGAAAATTGCCGTAACGATAGATCGTTCATTCCCGCGTGTATATCGCTTTCGATCCGGACGATGCGATGAACTGGGGCCGATTCCCATGTAATTGACAGTGGGATCTTTATTCCGAATGGCGTTCCAGGCACGCTTGAGCCTTTCTGCTAAATCCATTTTGACGATACCTCCTTCTGCGTTTTATCAAGGAATTCAGCGCCCGGCATTTTCCGAATACCGTCCGCAGATTTTAGCTGAATTCTGTAGACAGCAAATCCGTTGTCATTTACTCAAAGGATTCGCGATTGATCTTGTAAGCAACATAAGCGTCCATCATTGCCGCTACGGCGTCGATCTTCTGCTCATGCCGTTTCTTTACCAGTTTTCGGTTTCCATTGGTGTCTTCCAAAGCAACGCAATTACCCATGGTAAAGGTCATCAGTTCCTCATCAAACAAAAGCATCCGTTCCCCGGCAAGCTTCTTCAGCTCTCCAAGCGGAACGGATTCTGTTCGGGAACCCTGTATTACTTTTTCAATACCGAAAGGGCCATTCTCAGATTCCCAACGCGCCACAAACTCTTTCGCATTGTAAGGATCGAATCCAAAGCAGCGAACATCATATTCATTATCGATGATGTGCTGATCCAGATCGTCATAAACAGCCATCATGTCAAGCACAGTGCCGTCCATCACGATCAGGCTGCCTTCGCGGATGAAATCCTCATACTTAACCCTTGAAGCCGGGGAAAGCTTATTTAGCGTCAATTCAGAAATGTAATTTCGCGTCTTTACTCCAAAGCTTCCGTCACTCAATGGGAATAGAAAAGTGAATGCGCAAAAGTCATCACCGTGGGAAAGGTCTGCACCCATAGAACAGGGAAGTCCCCAGAACTTTCTCTTTCGATGTGGCTGGGTTTCTTCGTATGTGAAGAAATAAGTAAAACCCTCCACCGGAATACCAAAACGCTTCGCAAGCGTATCATTCCTGGTAGCGGGCTCTCGCTCCATTTTATCCACATCTCGTTGGTAAGCTTCGTACTTAACGGTCTTTCCCAAATTCGGATTGGCCTTGATCCACATGTTCGGATCGCCAACCTCTTCAATGGAATCCAGCCGATAATACCAGATACTCACATGCGGTGCTGGCGGACCTTCACCCTTCAGGATCTTCATCAATCCCATTTTGACGGTATCGCCTGCACCGTTTCGCACAGTGCCCTCTGAACTGATTTCCAGTATCAGATAATCATCCAGCTTACTTCCGCCCTGAACCAGACAACCGGTAACGTCCTCTCGAACATCACCGGAAAGCCATTCGTCCACTGTTGCAACGCGCACCTGCAAACCCTGAAGCTTGTCGATGGACATTGGTCGAACCTCCAGCAAACTACCGGTGATAAAGTTCTCTATACCTTTCTTCGTGCTCGCAAGCTTCATTCGGGCTGCGCGGTTTCCGGTGGTATTCTGCAAGCTTCCCTCGGTCAGAAACTTGAACCACGGCCCCCTCGCACGGGTGATGGCTGTTCGAATAGGGTTGAGTACCTCTTCAGCCTGTTTCATAGTCGGAGCAGTTGTCACCTGATGCGTGGTCGATCCATCCACGTTCAGAAAGAAATTCTGAATACAGCTCGCATACATGCTTTTTGCTGCGCCTCGTGCAACGATCAGATACTGCTCTGTAATCAGTCGTTTAAGTATTTTCTTTCGCACATAATGGCCACCGGGTCGATCCTCATAAGGCTCATAGATACTCTGCTCAACGTAGTAATACCAGCCGAAAATCTGTTCAGCCCACAGCTTAAAACTGTCAAGCAACTGTAAATCGCTTCCATCAGTCAACGTAAGCTCAGCTTCGCAAAATTCAATGAAACCATTAACAGCCTCGTCATCGTAATAAATGCCCGGATTTGCTATCAGATCGTCGATCCGATTCATCTCAAGGCTGATCGTTTCACATACCGGTATTTCGCCGCGCATGACTTTCGCTCGAAACTCACCATAATAAATCGGAACCGCTGTATTAGACAGTGCCATTCATTTCACACCGCCTATCAGCGACCCCGATTCAAATCGCGCATTGCACGGTTTCGTTGGCGAATCCAATCATCAAGCTGTTTTTTAGAAGTAGAAGCTGAATTAGTCGTGGAGGTTGAAGCCGTAGACGGCTTGGTACTCCCGGAGTCACGCGAAGTCGAACCGCCAGAAGAATCCGGCGTCAGTTTACTGCGAGAAGTGTTGATCTTCAAAGCATTGCCATACCATTTTGAAACTTTTGCGATGGTATCAGCATCCATATCCTTAACATCCATATTTTCGAAATCTCGAATGTCAAACTTGTCTTTCTTGTCTCCAGCAATCCGATCGACAAGTTTGGACACTGCTTTGGAGAGAAGCTGTCTGCCAAGGTCTTCTGCGGCGTTACCCAAAAGCTTCTTTGCGGTTGATTTGAAACCGCTATTTTCTCGTGCTTTTTGTCGAGAAACCAGATCGGCATAACGCTCCTCAAGGTTCAAGCGGTTGATTCTCTTCTGAAGTTCATCGTCGCTCATGGGAGATGACTTCCTTTTCACGGCGGCTGCACCCTTTTTCTTGATCGCGGTGCCAGCTCGTCCATCATTAGACGCTACTTTACGAGTTCGATGGCCGAGCTGTTCCGGCGTTCGCCGCACACCCCATTTCATGCCTTTGACGCCATAATGCTGTAGCATTTCATCCACAATTCATACCTCCCTTCGTTACGTAGTAGATTGAACATTTCTGCGTATCGCCTCGGCAGTCGCGTTAATCCGCCATTCCAGTTCATTGGCGACGCGATTCGTACTTTCAATCACGGCGTTGTTCGTTCCGGAATCGAATAACAATTTCACCTTCAGATACACATAGGAACGTATCATATCCAGATTTGGATAGTCCCCAATCAGCTGTTTCCATGTTTCGTCAGCACCGGTAATTGTGAAACCATCCGCAGACGGAATGCCAAGCTGATAAAGGATTGAGATTACGCTGTTGATGTGCATGATGATATCAACGTCAAACGAAGTGTCATCTTCACTTATCAGCAATAGTTTCTTGATAGAATTCAGTATACTATCCATGCTCTCCCTCCGCCTTTCTTTAAGTTTTCTTCCATGGACATGTGTCATTTGGTCTCCGAATAATTGGATCCCTCGAAAGCAGGGCCTCCGAACCATAATGAATAGCAGAATGCGTATCGAAACTCGCACAGATCAAATACTCAGGATCCAGAAGTATATCCCTCGCCTCCTCAATGTCACGAACAGCAACCGGATTCATGTGATGAACATAAATACTTCCAGAAATATCGCGACCGGAAATTCCAAGATCACATCCAAGATCTCGTGTGATAATATAATCCCGAATACTTCGCCACTCATCTGAATGGTAGAATCTCTGATTCAAATATCGGTCAAACCCAAACGTCACTCCGCCAACGAGCTGATCGAGTCTAAGGTATTCGAATCTCCCAACAAAGTCTGGAATCTGAATCAGCTCAGAATAACACCTAATCCTCGACATCGCTTGCATGGCCTCCATATCGTCGGAGAGCCTGAATAGCCTCCTTGTAAAGTTCCTCGCTCTTTGCGCTCGACCGCACCTGCTCAGTCTTAGCAGTGACAAGTTCAGCCTGCTTCTCCAGAACCTTTGTCTCATACTTATACTTCTCAGTGGCGAGCTTCAAAAAATGAGTTGTCTCCTGTGAAGTGGCTGTACCATTTCGCAACCGCTCCTCCACAACGTCCATGGCAAGAGAAATCATTTGCCTTTCTCGCGCCTCCGGTGTCAAAGCAGGCCGCATCTTGGGCAAAGCCTCGGAAGACTTTGCGATTTCCTTCTTTTTCATACGCATCATCTTCCTTCCAAAAACAAAAATAAGCCCTGGTAACTCTTAGAAGAGCTCACCAAGCCAGATGCCGCATCGGGGAAAGGAAAAATGAAGGAAACCCGAACCGGCAAATAAACAAGATAAGCCCTTTTAAGAATCACCAGGGCGAGCAAACATTGAACAGGAACAGAAGGTCCCCCTAAAATCACCCCCGGAGAAAAATATAAG